AGGCATTGCCGGGACAGATTGAAAAGAAATTTAAAAATGTGTCCTGTTATCATGAAGCATCCAGATGTTACGGCATGAGCAATTATATCAATGTCGAAATTCAGGACGAGAACGGCGATTATCTTGACAGCTTCGATCTGAGAATTTCAGATCATTCCCCGACGGGTTCCGGGGAGAGCTGCGATAAGTATATTTATATCGACGGTAAAGAGTGGGCGGAGATAAAGAAAGAAGTGCTGGAATACATTGCGTCACGTCTTGAAAATGAGAGATAAAAAAATGAAAAAGGTTGATTTGAAAGGGTTCGAAACCGGGCGCCTTAAGGTCGTTGAAAAAGCCGGTAAGGACATGAACGGGCGCACATTATGGCGGTGCGCCTGTTCATGTGGCAATGAGTGTTTTTATATCACGTCACGTTTAACTGGCGGCTATGTACAGTCATGCGGTTGTCTCCAGCGTGAACGCGCCGCGGAGTCGATCGGCATCGCAAGGGATAAACTTGTACACGAAAAAGGTAGTTGCTTAAATTCATACAACGCCCCGGATAATAAAAACAATTCATCCGGTATAAAAGGCGTTTATTATTATAAAAAGAGTGACAAATGGTGTGCACAGATTAAATTTTCCGGTAAAAATCATAATTTAGGACTTTATATTAATAAGGCGGATGCGGCAGCGGTAAGAAAAGCCGCTGAAAATTTCATAAAAGAAAATCACGATGCACCGGATAAAATAAACAGGTTTTTCTTGAAAAAGGAATATCTGGTGGCGTTGGTTAAAAAATTTTGACGGCTTGAAATATAGCCGTCTTTTTTTTGTGAAAAACGTAGAAAATCTTTGTAAGAATTTCACAAAATTCCAAGAATGATAATTTTATTACAGACAGGACAAAAATGATAGAATTGTACCAGTTTTGTTGCAATGCAACACCTCTGCAACAAATTGCAACATTTTTGCAACGTAGATATAGACACTAGAGTTAGAGAAAGATTATATTCTCTCTTGTAATATTAAAAATATATATTATAAATAAGGCAGTATATTTATATAAATAATATATATAATATACAGGCTTAAAATTTAATTTTAAAATATACCTTGACAAGAAAATGATAGAATGATATTGTTTTATTAAATTAAAAACGCATTCGGGCAACGGGCAGAGTTAAATAGATTTGTCGAGGTCCCGAAAGAAACGGACTTCATGCAGCCGGTACAGTCGAGATCATCATGATCTGATTGTATCAGTTGCATTTTTTATTTTAAGTATTCCAGTACTGGAGAGAGGAGATATATAACATGTCAGCAGTTGAAATGCAGAAAGTAAATAATACAGTTGATGTTTTTAAAGATGACATTGACATGTATATAAATCTCTGGATGGAAGAGAGGAATATAGAGGATTTATGCAAAATATCACAGAATAGATGGTATAACTGCTGTAAATATGTCTATGAGAATGTATTTAAAATTAATCCAAAGTACTTAAAGGATGATAATAATATTAATAATGCCTATGATACAGATAAGGTTAACGAGGTATTAGATATATATATAGACCTGTGTAATGACTACGAGAAAGTAGTGAATATTGTTGGATTTACATTCTTTACCGGAATACACAGAGACACGTTAAACGGTTGGGTTAATGGCGTGCAGCTAGGCTCATCAGGCTCCGACATTTGCAAAAAGATTGACCAAATGAGAGAGGAAAGCCTTGTAGGTTTACAGACTTCTGGGAAGAATAACCCGATGTGCTACATGCCATCACTCAACAAGTATTGCGGTTTCAATATGCCGGGCGTTAGAGATCAGGGAGCCAGAGCAAGAGCGTTGACAGCTTCGGAGCTCCCAAAACTGGGGAACGGGAATTGTGCGAGATTGCCGGACAACTTCGACAATTCAAGCCCGGATAATGGTGAAATCGTGATAGACAATTCAAACAATTTAAAGCCCAGTGTTTAATGGTCTTAAGGCGCATTAAATCGTTGATACATTACGCAAAACAAGGGTTTTGCGAATAGTTGTAAAATACGAATGGAATTGAACGAACAATTCAAACAATTTATCAATGTTCAAAGCATGATTCTGCATGGAGGGGGAGGGGGTTTGATAGGTTGAGAAAATCAGCACTACTAAGTCCTTTAAATATCCTCAAAAACAAAAAGAGATTGGATGGAAAAGTATGAGAGTAGTATCACAAAGCAAAGACGTTTCGCTTGATTTTGACCGAGCGGTATTCACAGCAAATCATGGAATGATAACTGCTATGGTTGATGGAAAAACGTTTACCATTGGGACGTATGCAAATTTAGGTAGAGAAAAAGAAGTATTCTCTGATATGCACAAGGCATTTTCGGCTTTTCAAGTTATTAGCACAAACATGGATAAACAACAGGTGGCCGAAATGTTTGCAGTATCTAAAAACATATCGATCAGATGCGTTGATATGAGTGATCCTTGTATGGGAATAACTGTATTTGATAACATGGTCTATTACATGCCGGAAAAGTAGTGTTAATATAGCGCTATCGCCAAGCGGTAAGGCACTGGATTTTGATTCCAGTATTCGCAGGTTCGAATCCTGCTAAAGAGACTTGTGAGAGGAAAACAACCATGGTAATTATTAAAACGATTATATCGACGCTGGATGTTATTTTTATGCTGATACTATTTGTATCTGGCAGAGAATCCAAAGACAAAGAAACAGCAATTGCATTATGGGTACTTGTGATGTTGCTGTTGCTGAACATGTTTCTGATGTGGAGGTAACAGAATGTTTTATAGTCCAATATTTGGTATTTGCTTTCAGCTGCCTATCATTTGTGCAGAGGAAAGAATACATATAACAAAATCAAAAGGACCGGACAGCACCGGAGATTTGCTCGATCTGGATAGTGACGCTGAGCACCAGTCTGAGAAGTCGGAGCATCCAGTATAGCTTAAGTCCACTGGCATTCGGTTTTTGCAAGAAAAAACTCGGCGCAAGCAATTATTCGGTGTTAGTGGACGTCGGCAAAATAAAAAGATCAAAAATACTATCATAAGCGGCGCGCTATGCGCGCTGTGACGGAACGTAGCTCAGAGGAAAGAGCAATCTTTTCATTCTTCCATGCTCTAATGAATTGATAGCCGCAGGTTCAAGTCCTGCCGTTCCGATTGAGAGATAGGTTTAAAGCTTATCTCGGAATACGAAAAGTTCGTATTTCTCCTTTCGCCACTAGGACGATTCTGTTAAGGGCGGTGCGAGACCGTCCGGTGGTATTTGCCGCGGAGCGCGGCATTAGGCGTAAGACTATATGGTGATGAATGATGATCGTTCCGTAATTTGCTGACAAGCAATCCATATAGCAGTCAGACTTGATAGTTCGGGTGCCTATCCCACGGTGCCTGAGCTGTCAAAAATACAATTAGGCTGTGGCGGAAAAGGTAGACGCTTAAGCATAAGACAACCACGCTTTGGTTAGGAACAAGTCATTGAATCAACAAGGCAATGAAGGAACCTGTTAAGGGTGTTACCCGTTGTGGAAAGTCGTTGTTATGTGAGGTGCAAATCCTCACCAGCCTATTTTCTGTGATATCACACAGGATAGTGCAACGCATGGCACGAAAAATATGATTGCTAACCGTCTGAGGGCGGTTTTGGGGAAGCGGCAACGATTGGCGGTGTTGCGGCTGACTGTAAATCAGTTCCCAAGTGGTAAACATTGGAGGTTCAATTCCTCTCTTCCCCACGCGCGAAAGCAAGATCGCAACTTGTAAGTAGGGTTTTGGCGGCATAGTGCGAGATCAGTTCGATTCTGATTAATGGCGGTTAATAGCATTGATAAGGCTAGCAAAGGCATGTGAAAATGCTATGTGGGTTCGATTCCTATGCTTGGAGCGAGTGAGGTGCAAGTCCTTACGTCAAAAGCGTCCGTCTCATTACCGGATAGAGTGTTGGTAGCGAAATCCCACTCGAAATAAAAAATACGCCACATAGTCAGCGAGAGTCCCAAGGGACCGTCTGATTATGTGGAAACGCTATAAGATTGGTTAGTCGAGTGGTAAGACACCACCCTTTCATGGTGGTAACACGAGTTCAAATCTCGTACCAATCATGGGCGATGTTGCCAGTACACCCCTAGTGTGTTTGTTACAGAAATACAGGTGCTAATCAATATACCGGTTAAACTTAGCACAGGGAACTGGATTGAGCGGTTGCCATTCAAAAGATGGCGCAAACCGCTGACTAAAAGAAACTTGCACTTGGGGTAGTGTGGAGCAAGTAAAAAACGGAAACTGCTCGGCTATGCAGATATGGTGTAATGGTATCACAGGAGATCGCTAATCTCTCCAACGAGTAAAATCGTTGTCAAGGTTCGAGTCCTTGTATCTGCGCTCTTGCCCGAGCGAAAATCCTAGGTATGCCTTGGGTGTTGATGTGTGACGGAATAGGTAAACGGAATTGTCGTAGAGAATTGGTTGAAACCGACAACATAGATGACCAGATTGTACACTCCTGCGTGGTGCAAATCCACGCCACATCAATTCCTTATCTTCACTTAGTCTGGCACTACTGCAATAGTTCAGGTCGATGGAAGATGTATGGATGGTAAGCGGTATCATTGGTAACATAAAACCCTTCCGTGAATAGAAATTGCAGATTTGAAAGCGGTTGGCATGGTTTGGTATGACAAGGTTCGATTCCTTGTGCCGCTATTCGATGGTTGGTATTTTTTACGCAAAATGGGGTGTGAGTATGTATTTTGAATTTGTTTATGTTGGCTATTCAACAAAGCAATGCGTTGAGTTTCTTGATGAAATCAAAGAAAAATTAAAGGCACATGATAAGAATTTTGAATACGACAAAGAACATTTAGTGATTAAGGCTGAATTATTCAAATGCAGTGCATTACCCATATATTCCGGTCGTTTATCCTGTCTTGGCATGGAAAATGCAGAGTATATCTGCAAAGAAACTGCGAGACCAAATGATTATATTCCTTGTCCAGGAGAATGTTTGAAGATAAAAGCCATTTTGGAATATGTTTCCACAAGATTTAGAAAAACTCCAAAAGAAAAGACAGAAAAAGAACTGGAAGAACTGATTGACGTTTTGATTGAGGTGCGGAAATGAGATTATGGAAAATTATTAAAAAAATATTCAAGAAAAAGCAAAAAGCAGATCCTACACCGCGCATTGAGAAAGATACGAAATGCGATAAATGCAAATACTTGCAAGAGTGTATTGACGAGGGGAAAGTCATAGATTGCAGAAATATTGAAGATACGAGAAGCCATTACATTAAAGGTCTTGGTTCTTATGTAAAATGCGATGGTGTTGAGGTGTGAGTATGGATCTTAATGTGTCAGAAGATCAGAAAAAAGTTATTGAATTGCAAGGATATATGGTTGTCGAGTTCAAATTATGGTATCGAAAATTAGGAGAAATGATTCTTGAGTATGCCGTAAAAGTAATTGATACATGGAAAGCAATAGTTTTGTTTATACAAGAACAGGCAATTAAGGCATTCAAGCATATCAAGGATTTTGTGGAACAGCTTTCAAACGAATTGGAGCCATATATGAATTCCTTGGATTATATGGATTGTGAGAAAAAGAAATATCTGTTTGTTCGGTCACTTGGAAGAACATATGAAGCGAATGTAAGAAGAAAAGTTTTTTATCACAGATGCAGGGATAGGTGTTGAAAATGTGTGATTTTTGCAATGGGAAAGAATCATATAAAACTGCATATGGAGAATTTAAAATCAAAAAATTGGGCTATATAAATGTTATTCAATGCCATATTGATAAATGTCCACAGTATGCTAAATGTTGTAGCAATGGAATGAACGTAGCGATAGCAATGGAAATTGAATTTTGCCCGATGTGTGGTAGAAAGTTGGTGGAAGAATGAGTAATATACATAAATTCAAAGTAGAACCAATAGAAGGACACCAGGCATGTGCTAAAGTTACAGTTGATGGCGAACAGTGCTTATGCAGTTCGTATAAAATAGAACATTATGCTGGAAGCCTTCCAATGGTCAATATAAACCTTATTGCCGATGTGAAATATGAGCAAGATGTAGAAATTAACATTGTAAACTTGCATGAAATAGCTTCGCTGATGGACAAGAAAACATTCAAGGAATTTTGCAGAGTTTGGGAGGATATTCACGATGAAGCATAGCAAAGAATGGTACACTTGCGACATGTGTGGTGCAGAAATTAAAAAAGGAATATTGTGCGGAAATTCGATTACAAAAAATGGTATTTTAAATGTCACATACGACTTGTGCTATAAATGCATGGAAGATTTTGAAAGGTTTATGAAAAATGATTGTAAATATCAATAACAGCACATACGAGATGAACAGCAAACAGTATAAAGCAGTCCTTGATACGGCGAGCAAAGCTGTTACCTGCGGCATATACGCTGTGGAAAAGAACAAGGTAGCAATCATGCTTCGAGAGGAATATAAAAGCAAGGAAGAACTGAAACAGGCAGTTGGTAATTATACGGCGAAAGGGTTTAAGGTGCATTGGAAATGAAAAAAACACGTTCAAAAATTATAATCAAAACTAGAAAAGGCGGTTACACAAAGATTTATGCTAACGGAAAATGGCAAAAGGGAGTGTATAATATTGATTTCCATGCTGACTGCACGCCATTGAGATATCCGTACATAAAAGTTTCATGCGAATTTGACAAAAATAAGACTGATAAAAACGGTTCGGTTATTTACGACCCGGAAAAAGAAGAAATTGCAAAAGAACACGTAGTTGCAAGAATTTAGAAGGAGATTTTATGAAGAAGCTATTTGTAAGCGTGCCAATGAAAGGCAGAACAGAGGAAGAAATCAAAGCAAGTATTCAAAAGATGAAGAAGATTGCTGAAATCTACGAGGGTGAGGAATTGAAGCTTATCGACAGTTATACTAAGAGTACCCCACCTAAAGATAGTAAAGAAGATGTATGGTACTTGGGCGAGAACCTTAAGAAACTGGCACGGGCTGATGTATTTATTGGAATATGCGAGAGCTACGATTGGAACGGCTGTAGCATTGAAAGAGAAACAGCAGAAAAATATGGCATTAAAGCATATATGATTCCGGTAAGGTATGTAATTGATGATTATAATGCACTTATGTACAAATTACATCCGGCTTGCGGTGATGCAATGCCAACAATCTAACAATATATTTACCGGCCAACAAATGGAGTTAGTCGCTAACCAACAAAAATTATTGGCAGAGGTCTTAATGCACTTCTGCTTTTTTGCGGAGGTGCTTTTCTTTTGGCAAGTTCAAGTCTAATTTCCACAGTAAATGGATATGAAAATTACATACAGGTGCATGGCGTTGATGAACAGGTTATGGATGCCATGGAAGAAGCGGCAAGGGTAGCCATTCTGACAGAAAAGGATGTTGATTATGGATTGAAAGTTTCTTCCAGGGCAAAGCAACTGGCAGAACAGTTTATTTTTCAATCCACTGGCGGTACACCGTGGGATTTAGAGAAATATTCATTCCAAAACAAGGTATCTTATGAAATTCTGGACAAATACTACGGAATTTTGCTTTTAGAAGCGCAAAACAAAGTTTTGGATAGTGCTTTCCAGTATTTGGAGAAGAAGAGAGAGCCTAAAGAGCGGTTTTACATGCCAAGAAGAAATCAATTTCTCAAAATAGGTCTTACACAGGCTTTGCAAGGCATGATTGATGATAAATATGACATTCTTTGCGTGTCTCTTGTTCCGGGAGCAGGCAAAACAACGGTCGAAAAAATGTTTCACGCACTTGTTGCCGGATGGTTTCCGAGAGATTTCAGCCTTTTTTATTCGCACAGCGGAGATATTACCAGAATGTACTATGACGGTGTGTACGATATCGTTACAAATACGGAAGAATATACATGGAATGAAATTTTTCCAGATCTTTCCGTGACGAGCACAAACGCAAAGATGGAGCAATTTAATGTCGGGAAGTACAAATCGTTTCCATCCGTACAATGTACGTCTGTTGGTAGTAAGAATGCAGGTAAAGTAAGGGCTTCTAAGTTTTTACTGGTTGACGATATGATCGGCGGCATTGAAGAAGCAATGAATCCCATTATCCTTGATAAATTGTGGGATAAATACGCTGTAGATGCCAGACAGAGAAAGATACAGGACACGGACGGTAAGAACTGCAAGGAAATACATATTGCCACAAGATGGAGCGTACACGACGTCATAGGGCGCATCCAAAATATGTACGAGGGAAATCCGAGAGTAAAGGTTATTGCGGTACCGGATGTAGACCCAGTTACAGGAGAAAGCAACTTTGACTATGAATTTTCTGGGTTTACGAAAGAATTTTTTGAAGACCAGCAATTATTGATGGACGACATATCATATCGCTGTCTCTACAAACAGGAGCCGATTGAGCGAGAGGGATTGCTGTTTCCGGAAGATAAAATACGCCGGTATCTTAATTTGCCGCATGGAAAGCCAGAAATTGTAACCGGTCAATGCGATACAAAGGGAAAAGGAACGGATTACTTTGTTTTGCCGGTATTGCAAAAATACGGAGAGGATTACTACTGTGTAGATTGTGTTTGCGATAACACGGCAGATTATGAGATGCAGTATGAAAATGCAGCAAATGTTTTGACAAACAACAAAGTGCAGGAATGTGAATTTGAGAGAAACGCCGGCGGAGACCGTGTCGCAATGGAAGTAAACAAGCGAGTGGAAGCCAAAGGATGGATATGCAATATCACAGATACACCGACGGAGACAAATAAGGAAGCAAGGATTTTTCAGTGCTCAAACTGGATATTGCAGCACGTTATATTTAAAGACCCATCATCATATAAGCCGAATGAGCCATACGGAGTAATGATGTCTCTTCTTAAGAGATATTCAGTATCCGGTAAAAAGCAGTTGGATGATGTGCCAGATGTATTTTCAAACTTTGCGCTTAGAGTGACAAATGGAAATAACGTAGCCAAAGTAGAAGCAGCAGTAAATCCGTTTAGGAGGTATTGATATGGTAAACAAAGATATTTTAAATCAATACTTAGATTTAAGAGAAGAAGTAAAAGAAGTAAGGAATAAAATTGAAAAGCTTGAAAAATACATAGAAAAAATTGAGCAGGAAGGAACGGTTATTGATAGCGTTTCTGGCGGAAATGGTGGAAACCAACATTTTAAAATAGAAGGAATACCATTGCCAGAATATAGGCACAAAAAAACCTTGTTATATTCCAGAAAAACCACCCTCGAAATTTTGGAAAACGAACTTCTTGAAAAAACAAATGAAGTAGAAGAGTTTATTGCAAATATAAAAGATAGCAGAATTAGAAGAATAATTAACCTTAGATTTTTAGAAAATCAATCTTGGAATAAGGTTGCCGACCAAATAGGAGGCAATAACACAGAAGACAGCGTGAGAAAAGCGTTCGATAGATTTATGAAAGAGTAAAGTTGTCCGATATGTCCGGTTTTTTTCTGATATAGTTATAATCGAAGAAGTCAACAAATAGTTGAACACTTTACCATCCCCCATTGAAAGAGCATCGAAGAGAAATCTCCGGTGCTTTTTCTTTTGAAAAGAAAAGAGGATTTTATGGTATATACACCAAAAACAATATATTGCCCGCGTTGCGGAAGAAAAGTTGCCACACACGATGGGCGTTCAACAATGAACATTTCTGTGGAATGTAGGAAATGCCACAAGAAAGTTGTTTTTTATCCGGAGAATGGAAAGACGAAATTAAAATCTCTTACAATCCGGTCAACATCCAGTGGGATGACGTTTATTTAGGAGCCAATTATGAATAATAAATCTCTCCAAGACCTTGTTAAGGGATGTTATGGGCGAAAAATTTTATATACTGATGTTGAAACTATCACAAAAGACAATATTGTCAAGGTGGTTGGAGACTGCATCGGAAATTATTATTACAACAAAACCATCATAGAATACCTATGGCGGTATTACAAAGGAGATCAGCCGATTTTATACCGATTAAAGGTACAAAATGCTGATATTACAAACAAAATAGTAGAAAATCATGCGTATGAGATTGTTCAGTTCAAAGTAGGACAGACATATGGCGAGCCAATACAGTTTATCAGTCGAAAAGATGATGATGAAATTAATCGGGCAGTGGATGCGCTGAATGACTATCTTGTGGATGCGAATAAACAGGAAAAAGACATTAAAGCAGGAGAGTGGCAGTCAGCAACCGGAACATCTTTTAAGGCGGTAAGATTTGCAAATGGAGAAATACCATTTCAAATTGTTGCGCCTACTCCAATGAATACGTGTGTTATTTATAATCGGAGCACGGAAGAACCGGTGGTTGCGGTGCAGGAGCTTAAAGACGAAGATGGAAGATGGTACAAACTGTGCTATACGGACAACTATTCATGTAAACTTCAAAACGGAGTAGTTTCTGAATGGAAATTGCATGCATTTGGAAGTATACCTATTGTTGAGTTTCCAAATAATCATGAGAGAATTTCTGATATTGAGCTTGTCATAGGTATTTTGGATGCCATAAACAATATGCAGTCAAACAGAATGGATGGAATTGAGCAGTTTGTTCAGTACTGGGTTAAGTTTGTGAACTGTGAAATCGACCAAAAAACGTTTGAAGAGATGAAAATGAGCCATGCTTTGACGGTAAAGTCCAATAACAAGGATAACAAAGCCGATGTTGAGATTATGACGCAGGAACTAAATCAGAGCCAGTGTCAGGTGGCAAAAGATGATTTGTGGGACAATGCCTTGGCAATATTAGCAATACCAAACAGAGAGTCCCAAAACTCTGGAGGAGATACACAAGGAGCAGTATCATTAAGGGCTGGATGGGATTTTTCAAAGACAAGAGCAAAATTAAAAGACCCAATTGTGAAATCGGCAGAGAAGAGACTTGCAAAAGTTGTCTTAAATGTAATACGCGTTAAGGACAATGATTTGAAATTGTCAATGAGGGATTTTGATGTGCAAATCAATCATAGCCCGCAAGACAATATGTATACAAAGTCGCAAACACTATATCAGCTTTTAGAGTGCGGCATACATCCTCTTATTGCCATTAAAACGGTGGGGCTTTGGGGAGATGCTGAAAAGACATTCCTCTTGTCTAAGCCATATATAGATGCGTTGTGGAAAACAATTGATAATGCAGAAGAGCAGGAACAAAAAGCACAGGAAATTGTAAACCAATTAAATAAACAGCAAAATAAGACAGCTACCGAGTAATCGGTGGCTGTTTTTATTTTATAAAAATTCGCAAAGTTGTGAGCGTAAAAATCAACAGTGTCATTCGGTGTCGTTGCACCGCAAAAATTCGTAAAGACATATCGGAGGTAATCAATGAAAAGAGAAGAGTTAATTGCAATGGGTATCAGTGAGGAAAATGTTGAAAAAATCATTGCTGATTACGGCAGTGCCGTACAGAGAGAACAGGCAAAAGCAGCAGAGCTTAAGGCAAAGGCAGACAGCGCAGATGAGTTGCAGAAAAAGCTGGATGAAATGGAAGCAGGAAACCTCACGGAACTTGAAAAAGCAAACAAGGCGTTAGAGACAGCAAATCAGCAGATCGCAGATATGCAGAAAAAAAACGCCATCAGAGATCAGCGCGAAGCATTGATGGAAAAGTTAAAAATCAATGCAGAGCAGGCAAAATCCGTTGTCAAGGATAATGGAAGCCTTGATTATGACGCTCTTGGAAAGATTACAGCCGAAAAGGAAACCGCGGCAGCGCAGGCAAAGGAACAGGAGATTGCAAATAATTCTGAAAATCCGGGCGGCGGTACTGCAGGTGGAGAAAATAAAAAAACTGCGGACGTAGAGAACGCAGAAAAAATCAGTTTTGGCAAACCTGCAGAAAGTGCAGAAGCCAAAGACCATTATGTTTTATAGGAGGTAAATTATGGGAAAACCGATTGAAAGAGACTTTACACAGAGTAAAGGAATTTTAAAATTCTTTCCTTATGAGGGTGCGGCGTGTATCGTTCCGCAGACAATGGTGTCAAGTGCCGATGCAAACGGAAAGAAGATTGCAAAGGCAGGGACACCGTTCCCAAGCAATGACGAATCTTGCAAAGGGTATCTTCTGGAAGATGTTGACGTAACAATGGGAGATGCGCCTGGAACTTATGTATATCAGGGTTCTATTGACAGCGCAAAGGTAACAGCGAACGGAGTGACCGTGGAAGCAACTGCAAAAGCAGCAACACCGCGTGTTACTTTTTTTGATTAAAAAATGGAGGTATTAGAGAATGGCATTACCATTAGCAGAAGCATTTACCGCAAGAAGTCTTGTGGTTATGTGGAATAATTATGAAAAAACGCTTGGTTCTGCACCTTACTTAGGTAGACAGAAATTTGGAACCAGAAAACAGGACAGCCTTGAACTTAGATTTATCAAAGGGAAAAACGGTCTTCCGGTATCCTTAAAGGCATCCAATTTTGATGCGCAGGCAGAGTTAAGAGATGTCGGTGGATTTTCGGATATTCAGAACGAGATGCCTTTCTACCGTGAATCTTACATGGTAACAGAGCGTGAAGAGCAGGAGTATGCAAATTACCAGTCGGCAGAAAATTCCAACATGGCAAACCAGGTGCTTAGAGAAATCAGCAAAAAACCGATGATGCTGATTGAGGGCGCAAGAGTAGTGCCGGAACGCCAGATTTGGCAGTTATTAGCACCATCTGATGGTATTCCAAGAGTACAGGTAACAATTGGTGGCAAGAGCTTCTATGTTGATTATACTTCGGACAATGGAGTGGCGCACAAGAGAGATCATTACAAGGATATTTCCGGAAGCGATACTGATAAATGGTCTGCACCAGAAACAGCAACGCCACTTGATGACCTTATCGAGATTAAACGTGAGTTTGCAAAGAAAACCGGATATTCCCTTGCACGTTTTAGCATGAATACAGAAACGTGGGAGATGGTTCTTAAGGCAGAAGACACAAAGAAACAGGTGCTTGGAATTACTGCTTACAATGGAGGTATTCGTTTACAGCAGGGGCAGGTTACAGAGTATCTTAGAGGATACGGCATCGAGATTGAAGTTTACGACAAACTTTACATCGACCCGGCAGACGGTGCCACCAAATATTTTATTCCTACAGGAGTTATTTCAGCGCAGGCATCCGGCGTGTACCTTGGAGATTATGTCTTTGGAAAGACACCGGAAGAGAGAAGCGGAAGTTTAACAGACGGAAACCTTTCTATTGTAGAAACCGGTATTTCGGTGTATACATACGCAACAAATCATCCGATCAACACTCATTGCGTTGTGTCAATGATCGGATTGCCTACTTTTGAGGGCATGGACAGCGTTGTTGTCATGAAAGTTGCGTAGGAGGTGCGGTATGATTGCTGAATACACGGTAAAGCGCAATGGAAAATGGTACAAAGCAGGAGATGAAATCCCGGACATTGTTCTGGGAGAGAAATCTTCCGGAGGGTACACCAAGACAGAGATTAACAGAATGAGCACTGCTGATTTACAGGCACTTGCCGCTGAACATGGGATCGAGGGTGCAGAAGAAATCAGTGGAGCGGAACTGAAACGCATTTTGATCGAGCAGTTCGGATTATAGGTAGGGAAGAATGGACGAATATACAACATTAGAGCAGGTCAAAATCAGACTGAAACAATTTCATATTGAAACCGTTACGGATGAAGATGGTGTTACTTCTGATGTTGTCGTGTTCGACCAGAAAGAAGATAATCCTTACATCGAACAGCTTATCAAGCAGGCAAGAAATGAAGTGGTAAGCAAGCGGAATTACCCGGAAAGCTACACGGATGAAAAAATATCCGAAGACTTGAAACAGTTTGAGGATGTAATCGTCAATTTAGCCTTGTACGACCATTCACAGGCAGGAGAAGCCTATATGGCAAGTTATTCAGAAAACGGCGTAAGCCGTAGCTGGAAAGACAGGGAAAGCTTGTTTGTTGGAGTATTTCCGTTTGTAAAAGCATTATAACCGTATGGGATTCCATCTGGTTAGAAGATTGTGCGTTACGTTTTGCCGACGTCGGCAAAACGTAGCAGGCGGCACACATTGAGCGGTGGTGGGCGGTGTGCCATAAAAATGAAAGGCGGTATATGATTTGACGATTGAAATATCAACAGCAATCATTATAAGCGTGCTGTCGCTTGGTTTTTCCGTCTTTATGGGCTTGAAGAGCAACAAAAGGACAGACAACACGGATCTTGAAGAACGCGTGAGGGAGAACACACGCATTAACATGAAGTTGGATGCCATTTCAAACAACACGACCGAGATCAAGAATGAAGTTTCGGAGATGAGAAAAGAAATAAATTCTCACGACAACAGAATTATAAAGGTTGAAGAAAGTGTGAAATCGGCGCATCACAGAATTGACGGGATAGAAACCCGTCTTAATGATGAAAAGGAGGTTTAATCATGGATATTATACAGTCTGTAATTGCAAATATGACAATTATTCTGGCAATCATTGGTGCGCTGGCATTTGTTGTGTCTGTGGTAACACAGGTAATCAAAGGTGTAGGCGTATTTTCTAAGATTCCAACGGACATTTTGGTATTTGTTCTTTCTATCGGAATCACGGTCGCTGCGTTTGTGGCATACATGCAGTACATCCAGACATCAATTTTATGGTATATGATCTTGGCAGCTATTATTGCAGGATTTATTGTTGCGTTTGTCGCAATGTATGGATGGGAAAAGCTTTCTGAGCTGTGGAAACGGTTCGGCAAGGATGTGAAGTGAAATGCTTGAGATCAATAAGCAAAAAATGAGTTATTCGCAGCAAAGCGGCAAGGTGCCGGTATATGTGACGGATGATGATGGTAACATCGAATATTCTTCGTACACGGATTCTGATGGTAATGTAATTTATTACCTCGATAAAGATGGAAACAAAATACCGAAAACAACCGGAGAGTATACCACAGGTTACGAGAAGCCTGTGGTTTTTTATTCTTCAATCAGCAATAAGTTGAGTGAAGCACTTATAAAAGAGTTTGGCGTTGACAATTCCACAAACTTTGTTCAAATTGTCGAGGACAAAGGGAAACTTCCATTGAACGTCGGTTCTTTGGTATGGAAACGGTCAGATGTAAGGTACAAAGATGAAGAGAATACAATCGTTGACGAAAATTCGGCTGATTACATCGTAAAAGGTGTTGCAGACGAGGGATTGACGGTTGATTTGTTCTTATTGCAAAAAAATGTGAAGTAGGTGCGGCATGGGGAAGAAAGTAATCACAATGAGCCTGTCTGAAAAGTCTATTCAGAATGCAATACAAGAGCTTAGAGCCTATCAAAACAGCTTAACATATAAATGTCAGCTATTGGCAGAAAAACTCGCGGAAAAGGGCGTAGAGATTGCCAGAGTGCAAATTGCTGACCTTGACGCAATATTCACATCGGAACTGATTTCAAGTGTTCACGTGGAATACGAAGGAAGCACTAAGGGCGGCGGGATATGGGCGGTAATAGCCGGTACAGACCATGCCGCATTTGTTGAGTTTGGAACCGGAATTGTGGGACAGCAAAGTCCTTATCATGGGAAACTGCCGGAGGGTGTTTCGTGGCAGTACGCAAGTGGAAAAACTATACATCAGATTTCAGATGGAAGATATGGATGGTTTTATCAGGACGACAATGGCGATTGGTGGTTTACAGAGGGAATGCCAAGCCGACCATTCATGTATCTGACCGCGAATGAGTTGCGGCAGATTGTTACACAGACAGCGAAGGAGGTGTTTGGATAATGGCAGACAACCAGTGGGTATATGATCTTGAAACAAACATTTTCTCCAATGTTGCAACGATAGCCAAACCAAAACTCAAGAAAAAATACAAAAGCATGAATTTTGACACTGCATTTACAACGGTTGAAAAGAACCTTGATAAAGACCCTGTTTTCCCGACTATTTACATCCATGAGATGCCGGGGCTTGAACGTGGGGCAGATTTAGAGGGCACATCCGTAAATGCGGTGCAGGAAACAATACAGGTTGACGTCATTACAAACACAAAGCAGAGCGATGCAAAAGGGATTATGGCTATTTTAGCTGATGCCTTTAAACAGATGCGATTTCAAATTACAGCAATGCCGGAGTTTAAAAATGACAGTGAAAAAAAATTTAGAAGCGTTGCAAGGTTCCGGCGGATAATCGGAGCCAACGACAGATTGATGTAAAAGAGCCGAAAGGCTCTATTTTTTATGCACCGGGTGCAAAAAGATGCGCCCGATAACCGCATTATTTAGCGGTAGAAAGAGAGGTAAAAATGGCAGAAGCAGGATTGTCTACGTTAGGAATTACGTTTGGCTATGGCACAGAAGCGACAGCCGGAACAAAGCCTACATCGTTTAAACAGCTTACAAGAATTAACGCAATCGGCGGTATTAACATTGAGCCGGAACAGATTGACGCATCTGCATTAGAAGATGCTATTACCAGATATGTAAAGGGTCGCGCAGATACCGGTGGCTCTTTCCCTATCACGGTAAACCTTACGGATGCCACAAAGGAAGAGTGGGAAGCACTTATCACGGCGTATAAGGCGCTTGCCGGCGGGAAAAGAATGTGGTTTGAAACGATTATCCCGGGATTTACCGAAGCGTTTTTTGTTGTGGCTCAGCCGCCAGAGCAGATTCCACAGCCGGAGATTGGTCAGAACGAACTTTTGACGGTTGAAATGAATCTTACCATTGAAGAATACAAGGGCATGGACACCGCTGTAGCTTTTACACCGGGGGAATAACACGTCAGTCGAATAGTTCGGTTGGATCGGCTGACGATAACCAGACAACCGAGCCAGAGCTTGAAGAAACAATTTAAAAGAACAGGGCGGTCTTCGGACTGCCATTTCCCTATATGAGAGGGAGAAAGGGAAAGAAAATGACAAAATTAAAATTTGGCGAGAAAGAATTACAGATCAAGTTTGGATATGAGGCAACCGTCAAAAGCGGGATTATCAAAAAGGTAGCAGAATTAGACCAGATTACAGATATTGAAGCAATTGATAAAATTCTTTTATTCCTGCCGGAGTTAATTCTTGTTGGAGCACAGAAGTTCCATAAAGAAGAGTTTGGATATGATTCGGAAAACGAGGGAGAAAAGGAACAGCAGCTTGGAAAAGTATATGCCATGCTGGATGATTACTTTGACGGAGAAGATGCAGATGTTCAGGTACTTTACAATGCACTTTTAGCGGAGCTGCTTGAAAACGGTTTTTTATCAAAACTGCTCAAAGCAGATCAGAAAGAAGCGGAGAAGAAAACTCCGAGGAAAAAGTAGAAGAACAGAGAGAACTTACATGGGGAACATATTGTGCGGAAATCCGCCCATTCTGGCTTTTAGTTACAAAAGGGTATGGATTTACCGTGCGTGACATAGACACGTCCTGCCCGGCTGATTTACAGCCTTATGCGGATGCTTACAACTTAGATAAAAAGCAAAGAGACAATGAGATGTGGATGTGGTTTGGAACATACGGATTGTCTGCGGTATCGGTGGCAGTAGAACATTGCCTTGCCGGACGAAAAGCAAAATCAAAGTATATTAAAAAACCAATCAATGAGCAACAAGGGAAAGATGATTCAGAAATGACGGAAGAAGAAATAAAGAAACAGAGAGAGCTATTTGTGGCAAAACTTAAAGTCATGCAGTCAAACTATGAGTTGAGCCACCCAAAACCAGAAAAGAACTTGGAGGTATAAATATGAGAATTGGATCTGCAAGACATGATGAAAATGGGAAATTGACCGGTGGGAGACCGGGAGATCAGACCGGAACAGAAGTAAGTATGCAAAACTTTTATGTTCATAAAAAAGGATGGTATGTGTTAAGACCAAAAACAAAAGATATGGCGGATAAACTGGCAGAATCAATGATTACAGCGTGCAATAATGATAATATTGGCTACTGTCAGGGACACCGGCTTGGAATTGTCAAATATGGTATTAATTCAAAAGTAAAAACAGAAGCAGATTGCGGCACAACGGTACGTGCATGCATTATTCATGCAACTGGAAAAGATGTTGGAAATTTCACCACAGCAAATGAAAAATCTGTACTTCTTTCTAGTGGCATGTTTGATGACATTGGAGGTTATGCGGCAGGAATGGTTCTTTACAATGGAGATGTTCTTGTCACAAAAACAAAAGGTCATACAGCGATTGTGACAAGCGGAAACCCTAGAAAAAATGTAAAAGATCATTTAAACCCATACCCGGAACCTGCAAGGATTTTAAAGAAAAAATTCCCTTGCATGAGAGGGGATGATGTGAGATGGCTTCAGACGGAGCTTATTTATCACGGATGCCTGGATGAAAAAGATAAAAAGGGAAACAGTAATGTGGACGGTATTCTTGGAAATGATACGGCGACCGGTATTGGAACATTCCAGAAAAAAGTCGGAATTACAGTAGATAAGAAATGCGGACCGGTTACAAGAGAAAAATTAAAAGAGTAGATCAAGGACGGTAAGGTGTCACAGCCTACCGTCTTTTTATTTTGCATAGAAAGTTGGTGCATATATGGCAGACATTGATGAATTACAAATAAAAATCAAAGCTGACTCTGCAAAAGCAAGTAATTCCATAGAAAGCCTTGTAAACAGCATGAATAGGCTCCGGGAAAGCATATCGTTTGACACTGCAAAACTTTCAAATATTGCAAGCGGAATCAGAAGCATTTCCGATGCGGCTACCGGATTCAAAGGTGGTAAATCTTCGGAAATCACATCAATGGTGCGGGCACTCAATAAATTTTCTGGTGTTGATGCAAATTCTATCCACGGAATATCTTCTGCTGTGAGAGATCTTGCATCTGGAATAGCAAGTGTTAAAGCTGTTGATACAAGCGGACTCACAAGCATGGTGTCGGCACTGTCAAAAATTGGTGGCAAGGCATCTACACAGGCGACAAAGAATCTGCCGGCTTTATCTGCGCAGTTACAAAACTTTGTACGCCAGATGAACAAGATAGGTGCATTGAATTTTGATATGACCAATATGAGCAACCTTGTAACAGCCATATCAAGGCTTGGAAGCGTTGCAAGCGGACGTGCAGTAACAAATATACCTTTGCTTGCTGACAACCTTAAATATCTGTTTGAGACGCTTTCAAAAGCACCAAATGTATCTTCAAATATCATTCAGATGACGCAGGCACTTGGCAATCTTTCCAACAGGTCTGGTGGTGCGATTTCTGGATTAAATACCAGCATCAGTAGCCTTTCCGGTTCTTTCCTTGGATTTAAGACATCCACAGGGAAAGCATTGATCGGACTCAAGTCATTCACAAGACAGATTTTGTCCTCTATGGGGATTTATCTTGGTCTGTACGGAGCGATCAGGGGAATAAAAAATGCAATCGACATATCATCCACATTAACAGAGGTTCAGAACGTTGTTGATGTTACTTTTGGGGACATGTCAAAGAAAGTCAATGAGTTTGCGCAGGACTCTATACGTCAGTTCGGTATGTCAGAATTGACACTGAAACAGACGGCAAGCCGATTCCAAGCAATGGGAACAGCCATGGGAATTGACAGCAGTTTGATAAAGAAAGCCAATGAGTTTTTGAATAAGCAGACAGATGGCTATATTGGTTTGTCTGATTCCATGGCTGATGTGTCTTTGAATTTAACAAAATTAACTGCTGATATGGCATCTCTGTATAACATAGATCAGGATGTTGTGTCGCAGGATTTAGCTGCAATATTTACCGGACAGACACGCCCATTAAGAGATTACGGTCTTGATCTTACACAGGCAACCCTTAAAGAGTGGGCGATGAAACAGGGATTAGATTCTGATATTGCGTCTATGTCACAGGCTGAAAAGACAATGCTCCGGTATCAGTATGTGCTTGCCAATACGCAGACAGCGCAGGGAGACTTTGCACGTACGGCTGATTCGTGGGCGAACCAGATAAGAATTTTAAAACAGTCATTTGAACAGCTTGGCAGTGTTATTGGTGGAGCATTAATCAATGCTTTTAAACCATTCGTAAAAGCACTCAATTCCGTTTTACTGGTTGTTATCAGCTTTGTTACAAAGGTTACAAACGCTTTAGGCGCAATCTTCGGATGGAAATATGAGGATTCCGGTGCAGGTCTTGCAGATAGTTTTTCAGATGCGGCAGAGAGCGCAGGCGATATTGCTGACAATACCGGACAGGCGGCAAAGAACATCGACAAGATGAATAAGGGCGTCCGTCAGTTTGATGAATTGAAACTGATTACCACAAATGATGGTTCTGGCAAAAAAGGTTCGGGCGGTTCCGGCGGTGGTGGCGCATCAGGCGGTGCCAGTGGCGGTAAACTTGTCAAGACTGATACCATTTTCAAAAATTACGAAAGTGATATTAAAAATCTGAAACAACTTGGAAAATACATCAGTGATGCCTTATCAAAAGCTATGGAGTCTATCAACTGGGATAAGATTTATTCCAAGGCAAGAAATTTCGGCAAAGGCTTGGCAGATTTCCTTAATGGTCTTATCAATCCGAGACTGTTTGGAAATGTAGGAAAGACGATCGCCGGGGCACTGAATACGGCGATTTATGCCACACTTTCCTTTGGTCAGACATTTGACTGGTCAAACTTTGGAAAATCACTGGCAGAGGGAATAAATAAATTCTTCAAAACATTTGATTTTAAAGCACTTGCAGAAGATATAAATACTTGGGTACAGGGAGTTTACAAGACAATTAAGACCATGATAGAAAATATCAAGTGGTCTGATGTTTGGAAAGGCGTAAAAGATTTTCTTTCAAACATTGATATTGAGACAGTTGAAATTCTTCTTGGAGCATTTGCCCTGAAACTTGCAGGCAAACTGTTAACAGGGAAACTTCTCAAGGAGACTATTGGGAAATTAATAGGAGCGAAATTCACAGCCGCTTTTGGTCAAACGGCGGTAAAATCATTGCTATCATATGCAATTCCTATTTCGCTTGCTGTAGTAGTGGCAACGCTTTCTTTTACGATTGGAAAGAAAAGCGTGAACAAAGATAAGCATGAGCTTATGGAATCGCTAAATAGAGGTGGAATCACACAATACATACAGGATAGCATAAAGAAATTTTTTATAAATCCATTTGAAAGAATAGATATCTTTGGCGGAGGAGCACTACACAATAAAACGGCTGAATGGAGCAAACAGTTAGATGATTTTGTGAAAAATCTTCCTAAAAAGCAAGATTATAAATCATTAGATGATTTCCAGAAAGCAGTTAATGAATATAACGAAGAAGTTCCATTAAGCTTAAATGTTCCAAACACTACTGAACTTACTGGATTTTTTGATAAATGGAAGAAAAAGAATGGATTTGATGGCGAATTTAGCTTAAAAACATGGATAGATGAGTGGAAAGAACTGAACGGATTGGAAGATGTTGATTTACATGCAAATGTTGTTCTTCCAAATTTACAAGAGAAGATTTCCGAGTTCAAAGACAATGTCAAAGAATGGTGGGGATTGAATGTAGAACTACCCGTTCGCAATAAATTAACAACAACTTTAGAGGATGTTTCTTCATGGTGGGAAGATGTAAAAGAATATTGGGGAGAAAAAAAGCTTTCAATACAGACAGAAATAGGAGAAATAAAAGGTAAAATAGAAGAAAAGTGGAATGAAGCCTTAACTTACATTCAGGAGAATATTTTCCCGTGGTTCACAAAAGAAAAGTGGATGGAAGTAGGAAATGGAATAAAAGAGGGATTATCTGCTAAATGGGATGAATTTTCCGATTGGTGGCAAAAGACAGGAATATATAACTGGTGGGAAAATCATGTGAAACCTTGGTTTACAAAAGAAAAATGGGATGAACAGGGAGACGGAATGAAAAAAGGTCTTTCTGAAAAATGGGACGAATTTAGTAACTGGTGGAGTACATCTGGAATTGGTTCTTGGTGGACAAATCATGTCGCACCGTATTTTACGAAAGACAAATGGACATTCAGTGGCATTTCTGACGGATTGAAGCAGGCATTTGATAATGCTGTTGCAGGAATTAAGCAGGTATGGAATAATTTTGCAACGTGGCTTAATTCAAAACTGTCTTTTTCATGGGATTCTGTAAATATTGGTGGAAAAGAAATAATTCAAGCTGGCAATATTAACCTTGGAAAAATCCCAACGTTCGCCGCAGGAGGTTTTCCAAAACAGTACAGCATGTTTATGGCAGGAGAAAACGGCGTACCGGAAATCCTTGGAACAGTTGGAGGAAAGACAGCAGTTGCTGGGGGGCAGGAGATCACAGGTATTCGTGATGCTGTATACAGTACGTCACAGCAGGAAATTGCGTTACTTAAACAGCAAAATCAATTATTGTCAGAAATTTTGAAAAAACCAATGTTAAGTAATAATGATGTATTTAATGCGGCTAAATCTGTATATAAAGGCGAAGCCAAAAGAAGATATGGAGATAGTGCGGCATTTGATCCTGTTTGGGGATAATAGTTGAAATCCTCTCATGCTATGATATAATGTTTTCAAAAAAACAATATGGGAGGATTTTATGGCTATATTATTATGTGATGGAAAAGAATTTTCAGTAAAAAAATTTGTAAAAGAAAGTAGAATGTATACTTTAGATATGAGTTTTGAAAGTAAGAAAGAATTTGAAGAATTTTCTAAACTCTATGAAAGATATGAATTTTCAGAAGGTGTTTTTGATTTTGAAATTGAGGGAGAAATCTTTAAGGGTTGGTTTGGAAATATGTTGTATGATAAAAAATACAATGTTAGAGTAATTATTGGTATCTATGACGGAATAGATGAATTGGAAAGCGGATGTAAGGTATATAATGTACCGAGTTCACTTATTGGAATTGGAAATGCAATAAGAAAAATTTGCGATGTACTTGAAAAAAATAACAATATCAATGATGAGCAGAAAAATGACATATTAAAAACAATGAATACACCAGAAACAGATATAGAGTTTCAACATTTAGTAGAAGATTTGCCTTTATATCTAGAAACATCAAAACAGACGATTGAAGATATAAAAAAGGAACTGGATTTATAGTGACAAATACCGCCGCTTGTGGTAGGATCATTTTATTACAAGTGGTGGGAGGAAAAGCTATGAATGAAAAAAGTGAAACAAAATTATGCAAGTACTGTCAGACGGAGATTCCAGCTAAAGCAAAAATTTGCCCTAATTGCAGAAAAAAGCAGGGTGGGGCAACAAAGTGGTTTGTTGCGGTGGTTATAGTTGTAATTCTGTTGATTGCCATATTTGGCGGAAACGGAGAAAACAACGATGCAGTTGCTGATTCTACCGAGCAAAATAAAAAAGTTTCTTCTATTAGTACGGTAGATAACAAGGAAGCGACAAGAGAAGAAGTTTCTGATTCTGATTTTTTGGTAAAAGAGTATCTGTACGAAAACACAATAGGAGACACATTAGATTTTTTGATTGTAACAAATAATTCAAACACGGATGTCGCAATTTCTGGAAACGCTACAGCCAAAGATTTAAGCGGGAATTCAATAGGAGCCGCCGACATGAGCATTGATGTATTGGGGGCAGGAGAAACATCTATTGGTGTTTTCTATTTTGATAGTGTGTCCGGAATTGACAAGGTGGATTATACCTTAGATTATAACGAAAACCCATATTATAAACCGGTTGTAAATGATTTATCCGTTGAACAGACATTTAATGATGAAAACGTGACTGTATCCGTGACCAATAACAGCACAAATCCGGCGCTTTTTGTAAGCGCGTATGCAATATTTTTTGACAGTAGTAATAATGTGGTAAATTACAACAGCACATATATTACAGATTCAGACAGTGAGATTAAACCAGGGAAAACTATTTCAGATCAGCTTGATTGCTATGGGAAATACGATCATGCAGAAGTATATTTTACTGGAAGAGCAGACAAATAGAATAATAAGTCAAAGCGGGTATAAAAGAGGGAGCGCAGTGATGCGCTTCTTTTTTTGAAAAATATTTCAAAAGGGTATTGACTTTTTGTGGCTCAAATATTATTATTTAATTGTGCCACAGAAAGTGAGGTGTAAAAATGTCTCCACGCACAGGAAGACCTAAAGCATTATCTCCAAAAACGATAGAGGTTAAAGCAAGAATTGATGAAAAAACAAATGATAAGCTTAACCAATACTGTGAAAAACACAACGTCACGAGGACTGATGTTGTAAGAAAAGGGATTGAAAATGTTTTAGAAAATGAAAAAGAGTAGTTACAGCCCTGACAAGCAATATAACTACTCCAATACTCAAGCAACCACCAAAAGCGGTTGATACATGGATTATACCGCTTTTTGGAATGGTTGTCAAACAGCAAACGAAAGGCAGGAAAAATCTATGAGAAGCATTGAAGAAATTGTAAGAACGATACTTAATAGTGACGCGCTGATGGAGAAAGTGAATCATGTTGTGGAAATCGAGAGGATGAAGTATAACCGTGGTTGGAGTACCGAAACGGACATTGATAATTTTTCTCCGATTGGTTTTCGCAAAGTGGTAACATCAGCCATGAATTTGCTCGGACTGCCGAACGAATCCGATGAGGTTGATATTGCCAGCGAAATTCTTAAGGACATTTTCAGAAATGAAATCATAAAAAAGGATGGAACTTATTTACCGAGCCAAATTGAGCAGTACAGATCGTTGCTTTCTCGGCTTGCAATCCAATGTGATAACGAAAAATTGTTGCGCGGCGTTGTAATATTTATGGCAGATTTGAATGATGAGGACGTAATAGATCACGACGGTATTTACCGCCTTGTAAAGAAAGGCGGTGCAAGATAATGAAAGAATTTTATATTGAAGCAATTACCAAAAATCTGAATGTACTCAGCGAACACTTTTTAAGATGTGTGTGGATTTTTACAAATAACCTTGCATCCGACAAGAAAGGCGGTGCGAGATGAAAGAACAGCTGATAACGGAAATCCAGAGCATACAGGACGAAAAATTTTTGCAGTTTATTTTGAAAACAATTATTTCATTTAAGCAGAAATGGGGGATTTGCTGATGAACGATATTCAGATTTTTAACAATCCTATTTTAGGGGATTTGAGAACGGTTATAGTAAACGGAAAAGAATACTTTTTTGGAGTAGATATAGCTTCGATGCTTATGTATAAAAGACCAAGAAAGGCGGTTTCGGATAATTGCAAGGGTGTCCTGGTCGAGGATAGCTTTAAAAATAATGGTGGATATGCAGAACCTCTTATTCCGGAAGGAGATATTTACCGATTGATTATTAAAGCTGGTCAACAGGGTAACAGTAAAGAAATAAAAGATAAAGCTGACAAATTGGAAAAATGGATATTTGATGAAGTTTTACCGAGCATCAGAAAGACTGGTACATACATGATGCCGCAAACCACGGACGGGAAGATTGCATTGCTTGCACAGGGGCACACGGAACTGAAAGCAGAGGTTGACGAAATCAAGGCGGATTTGGAAAGCCTTAAGATGGACTTGCCGATACTTCCGGTGGAAGCCGACCGCATTACGGAAGCTGTCAGAAAGAAAGGCGTTTCAATCATGGGCGGCAAACAGTCAAGCGCATACAGCAACCGTGGATTGCGCCAAAAGGTTTACAACAATCTGTATGCCAATCTGAAATACAACTTTGGTGTTCGGTCTTACAAGAGCATCAAGCGTAACCAGTGCGACAAGGCAGTGGAAGTGATAAATGCCTATCAGACGCCGTATTTTTTGCAGGAACAGATTGACGATGCCAATATGCAGCAGAGGTTGGAATTTGATTGACAGATTTTGGCATATGGTATAGAATACAAAATAATTAAAAATCACGCAGGTAAGACCTAAAGAATTTAGGACGTCCTGCAAGCCTATGAGGAATAGGTGCGGATTCGTGACCGCCAGAGATTGGAGAGATTCAGTCTTTGGTGGTCTTTTTGTTTGAAAATTCATCCAAATGGATTGAATATATAGCGTGTAACTCCTGTTAGGGTATGTTCCTAACGCACGTGAATTTAAAGGTTGAGCCTTGCGAAATGTAAGGCTCGGAAATTTAGGAGATAGAAAGTATGGCATATACAGCTCTTGCAACTAAAGTTAAGGAAAATAACATTGAAGTTTTTAATAATCCAGAACTTGGATTTTCAGCACGAACAATGTTAAATGAGGACGGAAGTATTTCTATCAATGCAGAGGATACAGCTAGAGGATTTGGCTGGACACAGGAAAAGAACGGAAAAACATATGTAAGATGGGAGACGATGAATGGATATTGTATAGAGTTTGGATTTTCCCAACTTGTTGGGAAAGACGATTATATCCCAGAACCGCTTTTTTATCGCCTTGGTATGAAAGCAAGCAACAAAACGGCGGACAAGTTCCAGAACTGGCTCGCAATGGAAGTCATTCCAAGCATCCGGAAATATGGTATGTATGCTACGGATAAGGTAATTGATAATATTTTAAGCAATCCAGACTTTGGTATTAAGATATTGACGGAGCTGAAAGAAGAAAGAATTGCTAGAATAGCAGCGGAAGAAGAAAAGGAAAAGTTACAACAGGAACTTGATTATAGCAAAAACTGGTATTCTATTAAGCGTGTTGCAGCAATGAACGGTGTGGACTGGAAAACATTTAATTGGCGAAAACTCAAAGAAAAGAGCATTGAACTTGGATATGGCGTGAAAAAGATTTTTGATGCAAATTATGGAGAGGTAAATACCTATCATAGGGATGTTTGGGAAGCAGCATACCCGGAGTATGAAATTTAGGAGGGATTTTATGAACAAATTAGAAATCAGGATTACATATGGGAACACGGAAGTAATTCACACACCGGAGAAAATTGTGATTAAATCGCCCAATATCGAAGTAATTACAAAATAGATCAAGAAAAAGAAGTGGCATCTATCAAATTGGTGGTAGGTGCTATTTTTATACCTATTTTCAGGAGAATAGCCATGAAAAAATATAAACCAATAGACTGGAGCAAGTGCCCGGAAAGTCGCACACCAATAGGAAATCCGAATAATTGCTTTGTCGCGGATATTCTGCCGGATGGAAAAACTGAAATTTTATTTTTAAGTGATGATAACGGTGTTCGTATTTGTGAATCTGAAAGAGTAACTTGATTGGAGGTGGTCGCATGGCGTACAGCGGATGGCTTTTAAAGATTGGAAATTACATAGTGCCAATGTCTTTTATGAAAGCGGAATCATATAGTCCATATGTCAATATGCAGGATTTAGATGATTATACGGATGCCAATGGTTATCTGCATAGAAATGCCGTGGAATTAAAGGCATTAAAGGTTGAGTTTGAAACACGGGCTATGCTGACAAATAAGACTTTCAATGAGGTTTTAAATAATATCAGAAGCCAGTTCACAAATGCGACAGGGAGAGCCTGCTATATCACAGCGTATATCCCCGAATATGACGATTATGTGACGCAGTATGGCTATATGGCAGATTTTCAGCCTACGATATACGGAACATATGATGGGATAATTCGTTACAATTCAGTTCGACTTGCTTTCATAGGGGGTGTGTATGGTGGTTAATTATAAATATGGCGATTTGTTCAAAAAAGATACGGTCGATAAGCAATTATCCATCGTATCTGATGACGGAAAAATCAATATCACAAATACAGAACTACACCAAGAAAAATTCGAATTGACAGAAAGTTTGTGTTCGGAACAGGAATTGACGTTTGGTTCGTGTGAAGCTGCCATGATTAAATTTACGGTGTCAAATACATTTTTGCCAATGAAGGGCAGATGGATGACAGTAAGGATGTCTCTTGGTGGACATGCAGATATCCCGTTCCAGTTCGGACGATATAAGGTTGATTCTGATACGCCCACGGCAGACAGGACGTGCCGTGATGTGGTTGCATATGATGCCCTTTATGACATTTTAAATGCAGATGTGGCAGCATGGTATAACACTGTCTTTCCATCCCATAAAGAGCAGCAGAAAGATAAAGATGGAAAAACTACGACTGTTACAGTTTATGATCCGGTCACAATGAAGCAATTCCGGGACAGCTTTTTTAAGCACTTCGGGATTGAGCAGGCTGACATTATACTGGTTAATGACGGCATGTCTATTGAAAAAACAGTTGCAGTCACGCCATCCAGTGAGACAAGTTCTGATACAGAGGAATCGAGCACCATAGGCGAATCTATGAGCGGCAAGGAAGTGTTGTCCTGTATTTGTGAGCTCAATGGCTGTATGGGGCACATGGGGCGTGACGGGAAGTTTCATTATATTTATCTGGAACAGGAGATACAGGGATTATATCCAAGGAATGATCTTTATCCGGCGGATAATTTGTATCCAAGAGATCCGAAAAGCAACCGTATCGGGAAGGATTTATATATAACGGCTGAGTATGAAGATTTTCTTGTTAAAACAATCAATAAGTTACAGATCCGGGAGCAGAAGAATGATATCGGTGTGATTGTGGGTACCGGAGACAATGCCTATGTGATCGAGGATAATTTTCTTGTATATGGCAAAGGCACAAAAGAACTGAAAGGCATTGCAAAAAATATCCTTTCCAAGATCAGAGGGATTGTTTACCGCCCGTTTACAGCGGACTGCAAAGGAAATCCGTGTCTTGAGGTCGGGGATGCAGTGCGGCTGCCGACCAGATATGAACTGATTGAGTCCTATATTCTGAAAAGAACCCTGAAAGGTATACAGGCTTTGCGTGATGATTTGGAAGCGGATGGGGAAGAGTACCGGACAAACGGGGCGAACGGAATACAGAAAAGTATTTTAAAGCTCAAAGGCAAGAGCAATGTGTTGGAGCGAACCATTGAAAAGACACAGAGCACGATAACTGATGTTGAGAAGGGATTGCAGTCACAGATCACGCAGACCGCAACCGAAATTCGCACAGAAGTTAAAAATACAACGGATGGTTTATCATCGAGAATCACGCAAAATGCGAGCAGTATTACAGCAGAAGTTAAAAGGGCACAGGGACAGGAAGTTGAACTTGCAGCAGCTATTAAAATTAATGAGGACAAGATTACAGCGGAAGTTACGAGAGCAAGCAAAGCAGAGGGCGATTTGTCCGGAAAGATAGAGGTAACTGCAACTAAGATACGGTCAGAAGTCAGTGCTTCGTTGAAGGCATGGAATATTGATGGCTATGATATTAATTATTATGGTTTTGGAAAACCCCAAGATACTTACCCTGCATCATCCAAATATAATGGACGCAGTTTTTTAGATCAGGATAGTGGAAAATTGTATGGCTGCGATCCGGATGGCGGAATTAACAGCGGTAAATATAAATGGACATTGATAACCACGCTTAAGCAGCTTTCATCCAATATGTCCAGTGCGATTACGCAGACATCAAAGGGGATCGAAAGCAAAGTTACAAGAGATAGTGTTGTTTCAGAAATCAACCAGTCAGCCGAGGGTATCAAAATTAAAGCAAAACTGCTTGAATTAAAAGGTTCTATGGAAATGACCGGGGGATATATGCATATTCAAGCGGAAGAGTCTGTAGAAAACCTTATTGAATTTAAACGCAGTGGAACACTTGTACAGATGGGAACGGATGGATTTCGAACAGTGGAAGGGACGCTTGAAAGTCCTGTTCATAAATGTACGGTTCAATATAATCAGGTTTCATTGCATAAAGGCGCAAACGATAATGACCACATGATGATCCATTTAGACGGAGATACCGGAGTAGGTGGATTCAGAGGTGGAGTAATTAATGGATCTGACAAAAGAATAAAAAACACAATTTTAGATTTAAGCAAAAAGCAATCATCTGAGTTTATTTATTCTTTAAGAGCAAAATCGTATCGTTATAATTTCGAAAAAGATGGGTTCCATCATGGATTTATTGCACAGGATGTTTTGAAAAAAGCGGAAAAAGGGTGGAATATTTGTCCAAAAACGTTTTCAGACAGCAATGGGAAAAAGTATTACGGACTGAAATATACTGAACTGATTGCTGATCTGGTTGCCACAGTGCAGTTGCAGCATGACGAGATAGAACAGTTAAAGGAAAAGGTGGAAAATCTATGATAAATGCAAAAATTCGGGAATTTGAAAACGACATTATAAATTATGCAAATTTGTGTGAGGATGTCCCAATCGAAGCTAAGTACCTAGTGTTTAAGGATATTCTGCAGCAGATTAAGGAAGAAGCAAACAGACATGTTATAGCCGAACGGGAGCAGATGAAGCTTGCAAAGGAAAGGGAGAGTGAGGACCATGAACAAAGCGCATAGTGCTATTAATTGGGAGAATTATCCTAGTGATGAAACACCGCTTAATGAAAGCAATCTTAACAAAATGGACGCAGCTATTGGCGTTATTGATGATCGTGTAATCACTCTTGATACCACAAAAGCCACGAAAACAGAAGTGGCTACCCTTGTTGCAGACGTGACCTTTGAGGAATCGACCGGAATCATTACGATCACAAAAAAGAACGGTTCTAAGATTACGATTGATACACAGATGGAGAAAATCGCAATCAACTTCGTTTATAACCCGACCACACAGCAGATTATCCTGACTCTGATTGATGGCACGAAACAGTACATAGACCTGTCGGCACTGATTACACAGTATGAGTTCCTTGATTCTGATACGGTAGCTTTTTATATTGATAAGGATGGAAAAGTGTCTGCCATCGTCAAAGAGGGTAGCATCGAGGAAAAACACTTGGAGCCAAACTATCTTGCGAAAATCAAAGTGGAAGTGGCAAAGGCAGAGTCAAGCCAGCAGGCAGCGGCAAAGTCCGAAGCCAACGCCAAAGCAAGTGAGAATGCTGCAAAAGCCAGTGAAACAGCGGCAAAAACATCCGAAACCAATGCCAAAGCGTCAGAGACAGCGGCAGCGAAGTCAGCTACGGCGGCAGAGGCATCCGAAAGCAACGCAAAAGTCAGTGAGACATCCGCCAGTGAATCATCCGCCACAGCCACGGAGAAAGCATCGTCCGCCAGTCAGTCAGCTGATACAGCAGCCGAAAAAGCAGATATTGCAACTCAAAAGGCTGCGGAGATCATCGGTAAAGCGGAATCTGCAGAAGAAAGTGCAACCAAGGCACAGAGTTATGCTGTTGGTGGTACAGGAAGCAGAGAGGGCGAGGATTCTGACAATGCCAAGTATTACTATCAGCAGGCAAAAGACATATCAGAAGGACTTAAAGGTGGATTGCAGCCACACGGAACAGTTGCATTTGCAGATCTTCCGGCACTTGCGGATGTTAGCACAGGGTGGATGTACAATATTTCAGATGAATTTACCACCACGGATGATTTTAAAGAGGGAGCCGGGAATGTAATTCCGGCAGGTGCCAATATTTATAAAACATCAGATGATAAATGGGATGTGCTTGCCGGAACTCCAGTTACCGGAATCAAAGGTGTAAATGAAGATTCTTTTCGCCGTGGAAATGTAGTGCTTACGGCAGAAAATGTTGGCGCAGTACCAACCGGCGGAGATACAGCAGAGAATACAGCAACTTTTACGAGTAGTGATGTGGCAGACGGATCAGCGTCAGCGTGGACGACTGTATCAAAATTATCAAGCGGCGAAAAACACTCTTCAATTTTTGCAAAGGTGTCACAGATGTTCAAGAATGTGCGGTATCTCTATAAAATGCTTGGAACGACAGACATTTCTAAGATTGGGAATGGTACTTGTACCGGGGCGATATCATCGTTAAACAGCGGTTTAGCAAATAAGTATTTTATTAAAATAATGAAAAGCGACTGGTCTGGAATTATGGGTTCGCTTATGCCAATGTTTAATATTAATAATGATAATATGATAGATCTCATTGCACACAACGAGCAGAATGATACTTATCCTGGCGTACGAGTTGCCCGTGCTAGTGCAGATTATGATGGTAATAACATTCCAGACACATATTTAAAAAAGTCAGATGCCAAAAATAATGTATCTGTCTTATCCAATACTGCAACAAATTATAATGACCAGACTCCTGTCGTGCAGTATTTCACTGTCCCGGATGATGGGTATTATCTTATTACAGGTCTTGTCACTTTCAGTTCAAACGCAAATGGGTTTCGTGAAGTTTTTATAACAAATACAACATCTAACTATGTCATGGGACGAGTCAGAGTTCCTGCGGTATCCGGCGGTGCAGTAACTTTACAGGTAACGAGTGGTGGCACTTTCGGACCGGGACAGACTGGTACACTCAGTACTTATCAGAACTCAGGTTCAAATCTTAATGTGCAGGAATGGTTAAGTATGGTAAAGATCGCGCCTAAACTGTAAAATTTAAGGATTTTTAACTTCTGTTTTACGAATAAAGCGGACAACTTGGCACAAAAGAAAACTTGTGCAGAAATATAATAAAATCAAGAGCCTAAGAGCCGATTACATGACCATGTGTTGTGTAGACGGCTCTTTTGCATAAAGCCTTCGGGCAGAAAGGAAAATTATGCACTTAAAATTTATCACAGATAACTGGCAGATGCATAATTTTCAACCAGTAATTAATTTTTTAACAAAATTTAAACTAATCAATCGACATTCTGCGACAATAAGAAATTTACCTGTCGAAACTTGCGACCGAAAGAAATTGAATGTTTGCGGGAAAATTTGTAAAATAAAATTGTCCGATAAGGGCACTTCAAGTTCTGGCTGAGGGGCGGGATAAGGCGTTTTCTTGTCCCTCAACTACAAACGAGTTTGTAATTTGTAGCAATTTGTCAAATGGGGTTGACGGTATCGAACATAAGTTCTATAATTTGTGTATCGCTATCGGAAGTGCGGAATGATTGGAGGAGAATAAGATGGGGGAAAATGAGGTTGAGAATGAAAACGTAAACGAATTTTACAAGGAAAAAATTTATGAATTGGTCGCTCATTGCGATAATGAGAGGTGGCTTAGAGCTATCTTAACGTTTATAAAAGAACTATTAAAGTAAAAGAAAGCCAAGGGTTTGCGCATTGCCCTTGGCTTTTCTTTACTTCTGACTTGTGATTGAATCAATGAATTTTTCCAATGCATTCCATCCGGTATCATCCATTTTCGATAACGCCACGATCAAACGTTTTTTTAAATCTGAATCTTCACATTTAAGTACGTCTGCGAGCATCTTTGAAATCTGCTCGTCTTTGGTTTCTGGGATAAACATTTCGCCGTTTCCAGTTCGTAACCAATCTTCATTGACATTTTCATTTCGTAACATGATTATATGTTGTTCTGTTACGTTTCTGCGTCCTGATTCAATATCAGAGACACCAGACTTGGTTATTCCGAGAATCTTTCCAAATTCTTCTTGGCTTTTTCCCATAGCCTTGCGAAGTTCTTTCATTCGCTCATTCATAATCTCACCTCTCTTTCTACATAGAACTATAACATACGCAAACAGAATTGTAAATAGAAAAAGTTCGCAAACGAAACAAAAACATGTTGACATAGTTCTGAAAGCGTGATATATTATACGCATACCGAACAAAAACAACATTAAAAGTTCGGCAGAAAGGAGTGATACGGTGAGCGAACAGGAAAAGAAAGTTGTTGAAAAACTCAAAGAAGCCATTCCGAAAATGAACGACTTTCAGAAAGGCTACGTTCTTGGCATGGTTGAGGGTTCAGCAAGCGTTTCAAAAAATCAGCCAGTAGAAGAGACTGGGAACTCAAAAACAGAAGAATAGAAAACAAGATATTGATAGTTGAGAAATATGTCGAAATTTGCAGATTAAATGTGTTTGTAACACAGGAAATCAGTTGATACAATTAATATGCGACGGCGGCAGGAAATGAGTTACATTATTGCTTTATTTTCCGCATCATCTTTAGTATTTTATTTAATCTCTTTTGTACTTTTTTAATTCCTTTGTATAGGTCGATTGTCATGGATGTTATGGTTAGAATTATGAAGAAGTCGTAACCGGTAACACGCCATACCAATAATGAGATAAGTATACTAACGATTTTCATGATAACAGTTCCTTTCATGATGGCCGCCGCCGTACATTAATTGTATCAACAAAGCAAAATAGAGACAACCAGTATTTTCCAACTATCAAGCGGTAGTTGGATTTTTTATTGCAAAAAATCCGGAAAGGAGAAGCATGAGCGAATTAGTAAAGGTTGGAACAAAGGAGTTGCCTGTTATTGAATGGAATGGGCAAAGAGTTATTAATACAGCGCAACTGGCAGACATCTATGAGGCGACAGAGGTGCAAATTAAACAGAACTACGGAAACAACACAGGGCGTTTTGAGGAGGGTGAACATTTCTACCTGCTTAAGGGAGAGGAATTGAGGGCTTTTAAGAACATGGTAGAAAAATTCGACCTAGTTGGAAAGAATGCTCCGCAACTTTATCTCTGGACGCGCCGCGGAGCGAGCCGCCACTGCAAGATGCTCGGAACGGATAAGGCATGGGAGCAGTTCGATGTTTTGGAAGAGAATTATTACAATCCGCAGGGACAGTTCGATATGTCTAAGTTGTCTCCAGAATTGCAGATGTTCCAGAAGATTTTCAATTCTGTAGCGGAACAGCAGTTAGAACAGAAACGGCAGGCGGAACAACTGAACCATGTGGAACAAAGAGTTGAGAGCATCCGAGAAGTGGTTGCACTTGATACAACATCATGGCGTGATGATACTGGAAATATTTTAAGAAAAATCAGCATGGAACTTGGTGGCGGACAGGCATACAGCCAAGTAAGAGCCGAAAGCTACGAACTGTTGTCAAAGCGAATGGGTGTAAATCTGAAGCAGCGGCTGACTAACAAGCGCAGGAGAATGGCTGACGAGGGTATCTGTAAATCAACCAGGGACAAATTATCCTATGTGGATATTATCGCAGAGGACAAGAAGTTGATCGAAGGATATACAGCCATCGTGAAGGAAATGGCAATCAGATACGGAGTTGGAAAGGATTAACAGGAGGTATTCATGGATAGACAAATGAACATTGCTTTAAGAAAGACATTAGATCAGATCGTCGTAAAACATAGCCTTAAGGGTTACGGTTACATAATAAGTGCGGTTGAGAAATGTCTTGAAAACAGAAGTAAACTTATCAGCATTATTAAAGGACTCTATACTGAAATCGCAGAAGAAAACAGCGATACAGTCTGGAGAGTAGAAAGATCAATCCGGCACGCGATAGAAGTTACTTGGACAAATGGCAATACAAATGCGATCAACAAAATTTTTGGCTATACGGTTTCAGTGGAAAAAGGAAAGCCGACAAATTCAGAGTTTATCGCATTAATAACAGATTTTGTTTCCTTGTATGGTGACGAGATTGCCAATGGTTCCTATAAGTGGTAGGAGTAAGGTGTCTATGAAGAAGTTTGCAAAGGTAATTGAAATGATCGGCACCGTTGTTTTTCTGTTTTGCATCTGCATTGATGCAACGGAGTATCCGGTCACTGCTATACCTGTATTGATTGGATTACTTCTTATTTATATAGGAACAAAAATAGATGGGGAGTGGCAGGAGTATACAGAAGAGATTGTAGATTACGATTACAGAAGTGAGTCTGATGACGATGACGGTATTACCTATATCACATTTGACACTGATTACAGCAAAGAAAAGGAATCATCCGAACCGACCAAAGCTGAATGATTCCAGTTCAAGCAATAGCATAAGCTATTTGCGCCTATTTTAGCACAAGAAAAGGAGAAATTCAAATATGAGAGCAGAAAACAATAAAGTGGAACTTACAGGAACGATTATCACAGAGCCGGAATTTAACCATGAGGTGTTTGGAGAGGGATTTTATAATATGCACCTCAAAGTGGATAGATTAAGTGGGACGGCTGATATTATCCCATTAATTATTTCAGAGAGATTAATCAATCTGAATGATAAATACACGGGCACTGCCGTTAATGTTTCCGGTGTGTATAGTTCTTATAACAAACATGAGGAAAAGAGAAATCGTCTGTTATTATATGTATTCGTCTGTGAAATTGAAAAAGCGAATCCGGGAGAGCATACAGATTTGAACAAAATCCAGCTTGACGGATATGTATGCAAAGAACCGATTTACAGGAAAACTCCGCTTGGAAGAGAAATTGCAGATTTATTAATTGCAGTCAACCGCTCCTATGGAAAAACAGATTATATTCCATGTGTTGTTTGGGGCAGAAATGCAAGATTTGTTGGTCAACTGGAAGTAGGAACCTATATCGAGATCAATGGACGCATTCAGAGCCGCGGATATATTAAGAAATATGAAGATGGAACAGAAGAACAGAGAACAGCATACGAGGTGTCTGTAAGCAAAATCAATGTATTAGAGGAGGAAAATTAAGATGGCAGAAAATACCGTTACAATTTCCGTTGAAGAATATGCAGATCTGGTTGCATGCAGGACGAAAGTTCATACAGCATGTGACATTATTGCAAATGAGCACCAAAGAGACATTGAGCTGATGGGAAAAAAAGGAACAACTATTGATTCAAAAATTATAGAGTCAGCTCTTGGATATGTTGACGATGAAGCATGCTTTGAAGAGGCACTTAAAAAATATAAAGAGTGGAAGGGGAAAGAAAATGAAACTGAAAATTAGATCATTACATATGGAGAATTTCAAGGGAATTAAGAGCCTTGATGTGAATTTCTCTAATAAGACAAGTATTAAAGGACAGAACGCCGCAGGAAAGACAACAATCTTCGATGCGTTTACATGGCTGCTTTTCAATAAAAACAGTGCCGGAGAGGAAAAGTTTAATGTTCGACCATTAGATAAGGACGGAAACCGCATTGATAATGTAGAAATTAAGGTTGTGGGAGTTATTGACGTTGATGGGAAAGAAGTGGAACTTTCAAAGGTTCAGAAGCAGAATTGGGTTAAGAAGCGTGGAACCGACACCGTTACTTTGCAAGGCAATGTCAATTCATTTGAGATTGACGGATATCCGAAGAGTGAAGCTGATTTCAAAGCCTATGTTTCAAATCTGGCACAGAGCGAGGATATGTTTAAGATGCTGACCAATCCGCAGTATTTTTCTTCTCTGAAATGGAAAGATCAGCGCGATATTCTGATGCGCCTTGCAACGGATGTATCGGATGTTGAACTGGCGCAGACAGATGCTAAGTATGCTCCATTACTCGGCGAGTTGGAGAAAGCACCGTCCACAGATGATATCCGTGCTAAGTTTTCCAAAGCGTTATCCGGGTGGAAGAAGAAACAGGCTGAAATTCCGGTGCGTATTGATGAAGCAGAAAAATCCAAGATTGATGTGGATGTGGCAGAACAGGAGCTTGCAAAGGTAGATCTGGTAAGAAGAATCGCTGAATGTGACAAGAAAATGGAGAATGCCGGTAGCACGTTAGGCGATTTGAGAAGCAAGGAAATGCAGTTGCAATTTGATATGTCCGGCATTATGCAGGTCATGAATGACGAACTTTCCGCAAAACGTAGAGGTCTTGACAGTGCCAAGGATGATGCAACACGAGAGTTCAATGACTTACATAATCAGATTCAGTCTGCGGAAAATCAGATCAAGGCAAATGAGAAGACAATTTCCGATACAGATGCAGAGCGGAAAAATCTTGGTGTTGAATACAATGCAGAATTTTCCAAGGCATTTGATGAAATGCCATATCTCTTTGACGAATCCAAGTGGAAATTTGATGAATCTACAACGGTTTGTTCCTTATGTGGTCAGAAGTTGCCGCAGGATAAGATTGAGTCTCTTAAGGCTGATTTTGAGCAGAAAAAGGCAGATGCCAAGGCACGTGCCACCAAGCAGTTAGAGGATGCACGCAAAGCATTTGATGATGCAAAGGGCGCAAAACTTAAAGGTCTGATTGACAAGGGCAACGCTTGCAAGGCTGATATTGAGCGATTGACAAAGGAAAACGCCAAGTTGCAGGAAGACATTGTGGCACTCAAAGAGCAGGAATCCAAGGCACTTGCAAAGCAGAATGATTATGCAAAGCAGTTATCCGAGATCCCGGCAGAAGCTGATTATTCGCAGAATGAAGAGTATGTGAAGCTGAAAACAGAGCATGACAAGATTCTTGCTGATATTGCAAAGGTTGAATCCGAGGGCGCAGACAAGGTTGTTACTGATTTAAAAGCCGAGAAAGCCGATCTGCAGAGTCAGCTTGAAGAGGTGAACAAGGTTATTGCGCAGGCGGCTAACAATGTGGCGATTGATGATCGTATCGAAACGCTTCGTGACGAGCAGAAAGAAATCGGGCAGAAAGTTGCCGATCAGGAACAGATGCTTTATCTCTTGGAAGAGTTCATTCGTTTCAAGCTGGATAAGGTTTCAGAATCTATTAACAGCCATTTCAAGACCGTAAATTTCAAACTCTTTGAAATGCAGTTAAATGGCGGTATGAAAGATTGTTGTGAGTGTACCGTAAACGGCGTACCGTATTCAACTTTGAACAGTGGTCACAGAATCGTAGCCGGACTTGATATTATCCGTTCTCTTAGCGAGTTATACGGTGTGAGCGTACCGATTTTCGTAGATAACGCCGAATCGCTGAATGAGTTCAATGTGCCGGATATGGATGCACAGTTAATCCTTTTGAGTGTATCAGCGGACAAGCAGTTGAAAGTGGAGGGTGTTTAAATGGGAGAAGTTATCAAATCTTACAAAGGATTTAACAAAAATATGACTTGTCGTGGCTTTCAGTACGAAGAAGGAAAAGAGTATGAGGAAGAAATCGTAGAAGTTTGCGATCATGGATTTCACGCTTGATTGCTTGAATTATTATTATCCAAATGAAAGCGTATACCACGAGGTAGAGCAGAGCGGAGAAATCCAGAAACATAATGATGATACTAAGGTAGCATCTACAAAAATTAAGATCGGAGCAGAAATTAGCATTGCGGGTCTTGTTAAAGCTGCAATCGAATATACAGTAAAACGTGTAAAAAAGGACGCTGAAAGCGATGAAAAGTATGGAGCATCCTCGGCAACCGGCACCTGTGGAGCATCCTCGGCAACCGGATACAAGGGAGCATCCTCGGCAACCGGCACCTATGGAGCATCCTCGGCAACCGGCACCTGTGGAGCATCCTCGGCAACCGGATACTGTGGAGCATCCTCGGCAGAAGACAAGGATGCAGTAGCTGTTGCTTGGGGTTACAAATCAAAAGCCAAGGGCGTTCTTGGGGCATTTCTTGTTTTTGCAGACTGGGAATACACTGGTTCAGAAGATGATACAGAATATGACAGAAATAACCAGAGTGCATGGGTTCTTAACGGTGCAAAAATGGTGCAGGTTGATGGGGAAAATATCAAGCCGAATACTTGGTATACGATTGAAAATGGAGAGATTGCGGAGGTATCAGAATGAATTACATAAAAGCAAAATATCCAAACCAGAGCCGGTCATATATATTTGCTACATCAGACGATGTAAAAGCCGGAGACATGGTTTTAAATGCCAAAGGCGCAAAGCTGAAAGTTACGGATGAATCGGTGGATATGAAGTGGGTGGAAACCTACGGTGCTGATAAGGTGGCGGTTGTGAAGAAATATGAGGAAAGCGAGGAAAAGCAGTGAAACTTTATTTTTATGGACTTAATTCGGACGGAATCTCCGTCACAGAAGTGGAAGTGATTGAAAAACCAAAGACATATTATCCAGTTGATAAGAAAAGAGGTTTTCCAAATTGCATGAGCTTTGTTAGAAAAGAGGACGAAGGGAAAATTACTGGCTATTATGAAAATATTTTCCTTACAAAGCCGAATTACGATTATGCAAAAGAAAAGTTTAGAGAAGTCGCAGAAAAGGAACTTGAATCGGCAAAAGAAAAGTTTGAAATAGCAGAAAACAAATTAAAAATCATCATGGAAAGCGAGGAAAAATAATTATGGCAGAAACAAAGAAACAGGAAGTTGCAGTTAAGCAGGAAATGAATACAAGACTTTCATTTTACGCAAATCAGTATACCGGACTTATGGAGCGTGATTTTGCAGAACATGGTCTTGCCTTTGATGATTATTCCAAACAGTGCGTTATGGCATCTATGAGTGCTATTTACAACCTTGTTACATCGAATAAGGCGGCTATGGAAAATCTGAATGGTTCTAATTTGAGACAGGTTATCGGGCAGGTTTCCAGCCTTAAACTTAATGCAAATGCCGTGCCGAGAGAGTGCTATTTCCAGTTGAGAAATAAGCAGGATGCTAATGGAAATTGGTATAAAGAGGTTGAAATGGGTATTGAGGGAGACGGAAACGATGCACTTCTCCGTAATTTCGGTGTTGGTGTTAAAAAGGTTTATCCGGTATGGCTTGTGAAAGAAGGAGATGAATTTACATACCCGAAACATAAAGGTGTCGAGATTACTCCGCCAGAATGGGAAGAAAAAGGATTGTCGGAGAAAGTAATACGTGTCGTTTATCCGGTTGAGATGGACGGTGGAAAGATTGAATACATGATTGCGGAACGTGAAGGCGTGAAAGGAAATCTTTTGGCTCATGTACGCAACAATCTTTTGAATGAAACATTCGGCATCTGTGAGAATAAGCGCAAGGCGACCGATAAACAGAAAGCAGAAATTAAGTCTAAGAAAGATGAAATTATAGAGGCTCTTCTTGAATGCAAAACATTGGAAGATATGCTTGCTTGTGAAGTTGCAAGACCATACATGAGTGCTGCATGGCTTGATACATCGGAATCCATGATTGTCCGCAAGATGCGTAATAATGCAATCAAAAAGCATCCAAAAGACCTCAATGCTATTGCGAAACAGTCTCTTATGCAGATGGATGAAACTTATCAGCAGACGCAGGAAGAAATTGCGGAAAATGCCAATTCAGAGCCGTTTGTTGTAGCTGAATCCGAAGCTATTGAGACCGGGAGCGAAGTAGTTGAACCACAGCCAGAAAAAGTAGCCGGAGAAGTCGTTGAGAATGACGAAAGCGTACCGGACTTTATGAAAGATTAGGAGGTTGCCATGAGAGTTATATCACAGGACGGTAGAACTGATATTCCATATGAAAATTTTGTCTTTGGAATTACAAAAGATAATTCCATTGTTGCGATAAGAGATACCATTGCCAGACCATCAGAAATTGCACATGGCGTTGTAGCTACATATTCCACAGAAGAAAAGGCAAAGAAAGCCATGGAAATGCTTAGAAAAGAATATCAAAAATATAAGTCAGAATTACATGAAAGTATTTCAGTTTCAGGCAGAGGAAGAATTGGAGTAGCCTATGGTTCACGTTTCATTTGACTTAGTGGATGAGTTTATTCCAAGAGTTCCAAAACAGCGGTGCGAGGGCGAAAACAACACGATTAAACGGATATGCGTAGCACCAAGCATAATTGAAGCCTTGAACGCAATACCGCAAGCCGGGTTGGTGGTACGAAATATGAAATCGCTTGGCTTGCCGGTAATCATTCATTGTTACTATCTGAAAGCTGACAAGGTCATGAGCAATGATGAAGTTCAGAAATATGTGCCGGATGCGGAATTTACTAGGGAAATGTGGATATTGGAAAAACCAAAAGATGTGAACCGTATTGATTACGAGATTACGGACTGCATTGTCAAACAGGGCGTAGATGTTTTTGGTAACGAACAGTTTGAGGTACGGCTTCCAGAGATTGAGCGAATTAAACATCAATCCAATATTGATAATTTTTTCAAGGTTTTTTGTCATAATCCGAATGAAAGAAAAATGAGAGGAATATTTGAAAAGCAAAGTTACAGAAAAGTTCTAGCGAATTTTGATGATGAGATTATCGAGAAAGCGAAGGGAGTGATTGAAAATAAAGCTTAAAGTCCTAGGTTCCGGTTCATCCGGCAACTGCTATATTTTGGAGAATGAAAACGAAGCCTTGATAATCGAAGCTGGGTTGCCATTCATGGAAGTCAAGAAAGCCTTGAATTTCAATGTAATGAAGATAGTCGGCATGATTTCCAGCCATGAACATGGAGACCATTATAAATATTTCGAGCAATATAAAAATGCAGGAATCAATTCGGCTTGCTTTGGTACAGGAATTCCCGAATATGATGCCGATAAAATGAAGTATTATCTTGTTTCTATGGGGAAATTCAGAATTAAAATTTTTCCATTAGTACACGATGTTCCTTGCTATGGCTTTTACATTACGCATCCAGAAATGGGTAGTTTGGTGTATGCATCTGATACCGAGTACATCAAATACCGATTCAAAAATGTCAATCATTTTATGGTTGAGAGCAATTACGATATGCAATTTGTCAATCGGGACGAGCCAAACTATGAACACCGCCTACGAGGGCACATGAGCCTTGATACGGCACTTAAATTTATTTCTACTAACGATAATCCGGCATTGCGAAATGTCGTTCTAATTCACTTATCAGATAAATCAGCAGATTCGGCATTATTCAAACAAAAGACAGAAGAAACAGTTAAATATGGAGCGGATGTTTATATAGCGGAAAAAGGATTAGAGGTTGATATGAACCTTTGCCCGTTTTGATAGGTTGAAACACCAATGTGAAAGCATAAAAGAAACCAGTTTATGAGGTATCTGAAATTTTGGCAAGGAATTTAATATATCACAAACATTTTATCAAAAGCCATGAGATACCTTTGGCGGTTGCTAAAAGTGACCGCCAGAAAGGAGAATACGTGTTAATAATTGAGGATAAAGGACAGAAAGAGGGCTTGCATATCCTTAAGAATAGATATTTCAAAAGCCACGATATGGAAGTCTTGCGTGCACCATTGCCAGTTGGAGATTACATAATTGCCACAGACAAGGTAGCGGATGTTATCCATAGAAAATCAGCTAGAAAAATGGAACTTAAAAAGATGGATTTCCTTGGAACTTATGATGTATCTGTAGATACTAAGAAAGATATGCAGGAGATTGTAGGAAACATCTGCGGACGTCAGCATGGAAGATTTCGTGATGAGTGTATTCTTGCTCAAAACAACGGAATCAAACTTTATGTATTGGTAGAAAACGAAGATGGAATCAAATCCATTGAAGATGTTTCTAAGTGGAACAATCCACGAGTAGACCGGTATAACAATATTGCATATATGCACACACTTGGAAAATTGCTGAATGTACCGCTACCGAAAACAAAGCCGACATCTGGCAAGGTATTGGCAAAAGCTATGTTGACAATGCAACTTAAGTATGGCGTTGAGTTCGTATTTTGTCGCCCGGAAGATGCTGGGGCAAAGGTTATTGAATTGCTTGGAGGTAGTGAAAATGGCGGAGAATAAGCGGTATTACTGGCTTAAACTGATGGATGATTTCTTTGATAGCAAACGAATCAAAAAACTCCGAAAGATGGCAGGCGGCGATACATACACGATCATATACCTTAAGATGCAGTTGTTGTCGTTGAAAAAGGGCGGCTACTTAGAGTATTCCGGCTTGGAAGATGAATTTTACAAAGAGATTGCTTTGGATATTGACGAGGACGAAATTAATGTTCAGGTAACGATTCAGTATCTTCTTTCCTGCGGATTGCTTGAAACATCAGATTCCATTGAGTACAAGTTGCCATTTGTGCAAGATAACCTAGGAAGTGAGACGGCAAGCACTCGTAGAAGTCGTAAATCTAGGGAAAATGCACAAAAAGCGTTGCAATGCAACAGTGGAGCAACGGAGTGCAACATTTTGCAACAAAATTGCAATGTAGAGATAGATATAGAGAAAGATATAGATACAGATATAGAGATAGAGAAAGAAAATACAAAAGAAAGCGTGCCTGCATCTGATTTGGACTTTGACGCGGAATGGGGATGGGAATACACGATCAATGCATATCCAAAGAAAACGTCGTTAACGTCTGCCAAGGTAGCATGGATGGACAAGCTTTTAGAAGTTATCGAGCCGAACAGGAAAGCCGTTGCAAAGCTGATATATGAGGCTACAGTGGCATATGTTACTGACTATATAGAGAAGAATCCGGATGATACAAATTATCGTTATATTCCGAAATATGGTGATTGGCTGAAAGAGGATTGCGATTACTGGATTCGTCAAGTTGAGAAACGAAAGCGAGGTGAGAGCAGTTGACGGAAGCAGAAATTGGAGTGATCGGATGTGTATTGATTGACAATGATTCCATGTACAAGGTTTATAACAAATTGAAGCCGGAAATGTTCAGCTCTGAATTTTGCCAAGATGCTTTTGCTGAAATGCTTGCCATGTATGATCGTGGAGAAAATATTAATGTCGTTTCACTGTCTCAGACACTTGAAAACCACAAATGGGAGCCGGAAATAATTGCAAGCGAATTGAAAGAATGCATATCTGTTACCCCAGTCTCAACGGCAATAAAAAGTTATGCGGATGCAGTTGTTAAAGATTGGCGAGCAAGAGAAACAAAAAAAATTTTTCAAGGAGTGAGCCTTAGACCGTGTGATATTGACAATTCTATAGCTGAAGTTCTCACGAAACTCGAAGAAATCCAAGAAAACAAAACCGTTCACTCAAAAACTATGAAGCAGATTGTTGCAGAAAATAGAGGGAATTATTTCAATGAGCATGTAGGCGAGGGATTGATAAAAATTGGATTTTATCGAACAGATGATTGCCTTGGCGGCTTGGAAGGCGGAGACGTTACTGTAATTGGTGCGAGACCGGGTGTTGGAAAGTCTGCAATCGTTACGCAAATGATCGGGCAGATGGCAGAAAAGGATTATAACATTGGCTACTATAACCTTGAAATGAACGAATCACAGGTGTATGAGCGTTTCGTTTCTCGAATGTCTGAAATCGGTCTGACAAGGGTTCGCCGGGCAAAGGCTTTTCTTGGTGGGGAGAAAGAAGCATTCGACAAGGCGAATGAAACACTTTCTGGGTATAGCATCACTATTTCAACCGGCGCGAAGTCGGTAAGTGAAATTCGGGCAGAATGCAGGCACCAAAGATATGATGTGATCGTGATTGACTACTTGCAGTTAATCAAGGCTGATCGAAGATTCGGTAACCGTGCATCCGAGGTCGGAGATATTTCAAAAGCTATCAAAGCCTTGGCTATGGAACTGCATGTGCCAATTATCGTACTGTCTCAGCTTAATCGAATATCGGAGATGAGAGAAACAAAAGAGCCAACCATGGCAGAATTGAGAGAATCCGGAGACGTTGAGCAGGATGCATCAAACATTATCTTGTTATGGAATCTTGATGAGGATGGTCAATATAAGGGATGGAAAATTGAAAAGCAAAGGCAGGGAACGCATTTAAAAGAAGTTCTCCAATTTGATGGCGATCACATGAGATTCATCGAGCGAACCGAAACCATTGAACAGATTCAAGCACGGATGCGACAGAAAGACGGTTTCCGAGAAGTATGTGGCAGCACACCATTTGATTAAAAGGTGAATGATTATGGCAAGTAAGAAATTTGAAAAAGGTTCCGAAGAGTGGCAGTTTTTTAATGACTATTATAAATTCCGGCAGCAGTTTTATGAAGCTGATAACGAAGATGAGTGGTTTCAAGGAATGATGGAAGCAGGGGAAATGCTAATTAAAAAATATGCACGGACAAATATATCAAAATATGTTCAAAGTCTTGTATTTAGCCATTTTGAGGATGTAGAGAGGAGATGGAAGAGCAAATGAGTAATGCACTGGCAAGAAAGAAAAAGCGGATGCAGCCACTTGGATATTCCAAGAGTGAACTGATCGGAATACAGAGACACGCCAAGGCACAAAGCAATGCGGATTATCTAATAGAGGAATCCTATTATAACGTCCGTATGATGGCATATCAGGCACTGCATGATAAGTTCGGATTCGGACACAAAAGAATCATAAAGGTTGAGCAGACCATTGATGCATATGTGGAGAATGCAAAGGATGGAACGACAGGCGAGGAACTTGGTTTTTATCTGAAAGATAAATGCAAGATTGACGTGCGAAAGGAAACAAATAAGATTCCGTATCGTGAGAGTTTTTATCTGGTAGAGAGAAAGATTGCACCGAACTGCATGATACAGGCAAATAAGTTTTTGCTGGCACAGGTATTTAATTATTTTGCTATGTTGGGTGTCTGCCTTAAAACACAGTTTAAATTTTCGGGAAATCAGATCAGACAGGTTTATGAGAGAATCAGATATTTGATTAACTGCCTTGCTACCGGATATGAAACCATGACGGGGATCGCAAGTGTACTGGAATGGGAATGTAAGTACATTGACAAGCGTTTTATCGGAAAGACGTATGAAATATAGGAGGAATGGTTGATGGACAAGTTAGTTGTGGAACTGCAGGATGGATATTTTGTGGAGATTGATTCTCTGAATCACACCCTGAGACAGAGATATGCCGGACAGGATAAGGACGGCAATGAAAAAGAAAGCGTTCGAACAATCGGATATTTTGGAGACATGAAACAGTGCATTAAGGCTTTGTTAGAGCGTTATCCGAGGGAGTTATCTGAAAAAGCACAGATTTCCTTTGATGAATATTTAGAACTGTTGGATAAGGCTTATACGAGGTCAGAACAGCTTGTGAACAGAATCGGAAAGAGACAGGGGGAGATATAAATGTGGAAAGAAGGTAAGAAACGCCGCGCAATTATCGGAAAAATGAATAATAACTTGTCAATGCCGACAAAGCACCCGGACCAGGATGCGTTGAAAAGATTCAGAGAAGTGCCGTATCAGTTGCGGTACGGGAAGGAGAAGAAAGATGCTGAATAGAGAGAAATATGCAAAAGAGATCGCAGAAATTGCGTGCAATGGAAAACATATAGCCATTGTTGCAGGAAAACCGATGCTTTGTTGTGAAGCATCTTGTGATACATGCGATATCGAATATGACTGCACAAGAGGACTTAAGGAATGGGCGAACAGCGAATATGTCGAACCACAGGTTGATTGGAGTAGAGTTCCAGTTGATACACCGATTCTTGTGAGAGATAGTGAATCTAGTGAATGGAAACGGAGATATTTTGCAAAATACAAAAATAACATGGTGTATGCATGGGAAGCGGGAGCAACATCATGGAGTGCTGGTAGCCCTGCACATATGACCGATTGGAAATATGCCAAACTTGCAGAAAGTGAGGATCAGAATGGAAATGAGTGGAATTAAAAGCCGGATAGCTGAATCATTAACAGAAGCCTGCGGATATTCGCCGCTGACGAAAGTGATTTCAGAGGAAGAGGTAAACAGGATTCTGGCAGAGGAAGAAAAGACTGGTGGGTGGATTCCGGTAACAGAGAGACTGCCGGAGGATGATAAATATATCATGATTTCATTTAAAAATTTTACATTGCCGGACATTGGCAGATATGAAGCTGATAAGGACGGAAACGGTGCATTTTATCCGGGGGACGATGAGAAAAGTTATGTGGAATACGATTTGTTCGTGAATGCTTGGATGCCACTGCCGGAGCCGTACAGGGAAAGCGAGGAAAGTCATGATTGAGTGTATAAGAACTGCGGCACGGGATAGCAAAACGGAACGCATTAAAGTTTCCTGCTTAGATATTATCGTAACAATGATAGGAAAAAAGCCATATTACGAAATCAAGTACAAGGAAATCGGAGAGGACTATTATCATGTTGGCTACAGTTCCTATAAGCTAGAAAATGTTTTAGCTTGGAAGGATGAGTGCTTTGAGATTGTGAAAGAATGCAGACCGCAGACCAATGCAGACCGGATCCGGAGCATGACGGATGAAGAACTTTTAGATTTCCTTTGCTCAATCGAAACATATGAGCAGGGTAGCGTAAAGACCATTGAGGGCGGCGTAGCAATGTGTTCTGTTACAGAGGTGGAACAATGGCTTAAGGCAGAAAGTGAGGGATAGCATGGAATATGGCTATATCAGAGTTTCTTCCAAAGAGCAGAACGAAGCCAGACAACTTGATGCACTGCATAAACAGGGCATAGAGGACAAAAATATCTATATGGATAAACAGTCGGGTAAGGATTTTAACCGCCCGAAATATAAAATTCTTTATCGCAAACTGAAAAAAGGAGATGTACTGTACATAAAAAGTATTGACCGGATGGGAAGAAACTATGATGAAATTATACAGGAATGGCGCCGAATCACACGTTTTCGTGAAGCTGATATTGTGGTGTTGGACATGCCGCTGCTTGACACGAGGCGGGGGAAAGACCTTATGGGTACATTCCTGAGTGACATTGTATTGCAGGTGCTTTCCTTTGTGGCAGAGAATGAGAGAACCAATATCCGGCAGAGACAGGCAGAGGGAATTGCGGCGGCAAAAGCAAGAGGTGTGAAGTTTGGAAGACCATCAATACCATTACCTGAGAACTTCGATCAGATGCGCAGGGATTGGAGAGCCGGATACATCACAATAGAGGAAGCGGCAAGCGCGTGTGGCATGTGTGCAAAGACGTTTTACAGTAAGGTGGTAAAAGCAGAAAGCGAGGAAAGTGATGGAAGATAGATATTTATGCAAAGCAAAACGAACTGATAACGGCGAATGGGTGGAAGGGTATCTGATTGTAGACGAGAAGGACTACTCTAAATATTTTATCGGTTATGTACTTGGAACGAATGAAGATGGTACTCCTCACGATTTGGATGCCGCGCAGGTGAACCCATCTACAATCTGTCAGTGCACCGGACTTAAAGATAAGAATGGCAATCTGATTTGGGAGAATGATATTGTAAATGGCAGTATTAAGCGTGGAGTGGCTTTTTACAGATGTTTGGTTCTGTGGAATGAGTGCAAGGCAAGATTCGATGTGAGAGCTCTGGGCTGCAATTTCCCAATGACACTTGATGAGTGCACAGATGATATTTCTATGAGTGGTTTTGATTATGAGGTTGTCGGTAACAAGTTTGACAATCCGGAACTGTTGGAGGTGTAGTTATGACGGAGAATGAAGCAATTGAAGAATTAAAATATGATTGTAACGAACTTGGAAAAGCGATTCCGTGTGATACATCATGGGGAAAATCATTTGAAAATGCTTATGCAATGGCAATAAACGCACTGGAAGAGGTACAGAAATACCGGAAAATCGAAAAAGACTTAAAAGAACGTTATCATGCCAACGTAGATATTCCGCTTTTGATGCACCACTTTATCGAAACGGTGTTTGAAGGGGAGAAGCATGAGGGATTTTGCCTTTTAACAAACGAGGATGCTAAGGTGTGGGAAGAATATAAGGCGATCGGCACACCGGAAGAATGCCGGGTAGCGGTGGAGAAGCAGACGGCAAGGAAAGGAATAAGAGAAAAGATAAAGAAAGGATACAATAGAGGAATGCATCACTATTATTGTCCTGTTTGTTACGAGAAGGGAGATTTAAGAAACAAGTATAATGTTGGGTTATATTGCAGTGGCTGTGGTCAGAAATTAGATTGGGAGGATGAAGAATGAACGAAAAATTGAAGCCATGTCCGTTCTGCGGCGGAAACGCAATGTTCTTAACCATTACAAATAAGTCATCACATTCGGCTGTTGTGGTAATGTTCAAAATCAAATGTATGAAATGCGGAACAGAACTTCCAAAAAGCTATGAATGTGAGATGTACATGGATCAGGACGGAGGCATCAGAACAGGGAAAGACGAGCGAACGAAAGCAACTACAGATTGGAACAGGAGGGCAAACGATGAGACTGATTGATGCGGATGCACTAAAGAAAGATTTAAAATCGGTTACTTTAAGCAATGGAACTTTAGTAAATACAAATGCAGTATTGTATTTACTAGAAGAATATCCGACGGCTTATGATGTAGACAAGGTTGTGGAGCAGTTGGGAAAATTAAAGAAAGCAGAGCAGGACAGACCAGATGATTGCGACGAGGACGGATGCGGAGACGGCGAACAAATCTACGATGACGGGAGAAGCCAGGGAAGATTTGAAGCATTTGGCAAAGCAATCGAGATCGTGGAAGGCGGTGGAGTAAAGTGACAAGAGAAGATAAAGAAGCAATTTTAAATAGTTTTGACGAAACAATGATACAACCGGATGAAGCAATGAACCTCACAGAAATGAGAGCATATGTAAAAGGTTTTGAAGATGCTAGAAATGCAATGTTTGATGCGACTGACAAGTTTTATCGAAGTAATAAGACGGATTAGAACCGTAGAGAAGAGGTGCACTGATATGTCAAAAGCAGCATTAGTTATGGATATGCCGGAATCATGTGATATGTGTGATTTTGTAGATGATGAGCAACCGCCAAGATACGGAGAAAAAACATTGTATTGTGGAGTACCGGGAATGGGAGAGGACGTAACAGATTATATAGAATGTAGACCCGAATCTTGCCCGCTCCGGGAGTTGCCAGAGAAGATACCAGAGTTGAAATCTGGTTATGAAGATCTTGGCACATCAATACGTCGGGTGGGTTGGAATGCCTGCTTAGATGAAATTTTAAAATAAATTGAAAGGAGTGAGATGTTTGCCATCAGATTGGATGATTTAAAAGCAATAAAACGATGAATTTATTGCATAAAACACAACATAATTAAATTTAAAGTGCACTATTGTAGATATGTGCACGGAATATCAGAAAGGAGCCGGAACCTATCCGGATAAAAGGCGCGCCGGGTTCCTTTCAAAAGAAAATGAAGAATAGTGAATTAAAAGAATATGTAAACAGCTTTCCGGATGATGCACCGGTGAGTATTATCTGCGCGAATCAAAGAAAAAGAAAACTGTACAAGTTGGAAAATGTAATATGGGTGACAGACCAAGGGCAGCCTTTGATCCTTATTGACATTGGAAAAGAATCGGATATGGATGCAGAAATGATATCCGCTTGCGAAGAGGATGAAAAGTCTGCGGATGATCTGGAAGGACAGATGCAAATCGAGGATTTTCCGGAGGTGATGCCGTAATGGATTTTGGATATTACAACATGGATTGTATGGATGGGATGAAAGAGTTCCCGGATGGTTACTTTGACCTTGCGATTGTAGATCCACCGTATGGGATTGGAGAAAATGGAGATAAAAACCATACAAGAAGTAACCTAGCAAAAGCAAAAGATTACAAGAGTTTTAGCGGAATGGATATAAAACCACCAAACGAAAAATATTTCAATGAACTGTTTAGAGTGTCAAAAAATCAGATTATTTGGGGAGCAAATCATTTTATAAGCAAAATGCCGTTTAATAGTAGTTGTTGGATTGTTTGGGATAAAGATAATGGAAATAATGATTTTGCTGATTGTGAACTTGCATGGACTTCGTTCAGTACTGCAGTAAGGAAGATTAAATATAGGTGGCACGGAATGCTTCAGCAAAATATGAAACACAAAGAAAACCGTATTCATCCTACACAAAAACCAGTGGCACTATATGAATGGCTTCTGAATAGCTATGCAAAGCCCGGAGACATTATCCTTGACACACATGTAGGAAGTGCTAGTAGTTTGATAGCCTGCTACAGAACCAACCATCCATATGTTGGCTTTGAACTGGACAAGCATTATTATGATTTGTCCAAAAAGAGATTAGATGCAGAAATGGCACAAATGCGATTATCTGATTTTATGCCGGAGGTGATGCCATGAATTTATTTGAAAAAGTAAAATGCAAAGGCTTTTATAAGCCATTTAAAGACGGAAGATGGCTGTATCTCGACAGGAAAACATTAACTGCTGATGCAATGGACAATAATCTGGCAGATGGAAACAATGATGGCACTGTCGAAAAAAATGTTGAATATATCGAGAAAACTTATTTCAAACACGTTGATAAGAATTTCACAGGTGTAATTGTTGGATATAAGGATATTGTCATCAAAGGCTATCTTGATGCGATTTATGAAGATGAATGTGATGTAGGTATCGGAGTCATTCCAGAAGCGTTTTATGTATCGAAAAGAGCAAAAGAAACGGTAAAATGTGCTGTTGTTTATTATGCGAACAATTTAAAACATTATGTTCCATTGGAAGATTTGGAGGTGCTGTCATGATACAGACAGCAGAAGATAAAGTGAAAGAGTACTGCCAGTGCATCCGCAGAGAAATAGAACACTGGAAAGTTATCAATCAGAACGGGTGTAATGATCCGTTCTGGTCCGATGGATGCAACATGAATCTGACACGGAATCATATCATTTATTATCAGTCAAAGATCCACGAGATCTGCACAGAAAATCAGTTGCCATTACCGGAGGAATGTTATTTTTCCATACCGCCGGAAGTGGATAATAATTATATGGCGAATCTTAAGCAGAAACCACGGGTGGAGAGATTGCGTCAGTTAGGGAGGATCATGACTGGACGCATTTACCAGTACGACGAGAACCAGATGAGTTTATTTTAGAACCAGATAACAAAACCAAGAAGAGAGGAATGGTCATCTCATGAAAAATATAATAATGGATTTCGGTCTCTATTATGAAATTGCCAAAAAGAAAATCAAATTAAAACTATGGTCAGCCGAGTACTCAAAAGGATATTTATATTTTTTTCTGAACAATGTCGCAGATGTGACGGAAGAACAGTATAACGAGTATTCAAAGATGATCGATGAACTTTGAGAAAGAGAGGAAAAACAATGAATGAAATGAAAATCAGAATATCATTATACTTTGAAATTAAGGATTCAGAAATGTTTGGCGGAGAGGGTTCCGTTGGATATGCAGAACGGAACATGGATTTCACAGTCACAGAAAAAAAACCAAGGATTTTTAAAGAAAGTGCATACGACTATGTGAAAAGAGCCATTGCAAACATGGCGAAAAGTTTAGGCGTGAGTGAGGAATGCATCAGGACCATCAGCAAAGAGGAATATGAGGAAAATACGGAGTACTAATGCAGTGCGAAAGAAACTTATAACAGCCATCATAACAGCAACACTTCTGATTGCCGGATGCAGTGATACAGCAAATGTCAGTGCGGGACAGGAAAACACAATGGTACTGGTGGGAAGTGGACAAGAATATCTTATTTATGCAGATAGTGACACAGGAGTGATGTATTTATATATCACAATAAGCACGGGCGGTGGTCTTACCGTTATGCTCAATGCTGATGGTACACCGAAGATCTGGCAGGGAGAAGAATAAAATATTGGAGGATAGTGGCTTATGAAGTTTTCAAAACTGACTAAGCCAGAGCTTGAAACAATTATTGAAAACGCCAATTTCACGGAGCAGGAAGAAGAAATATTTTATCTTCTTGCCCGTGGACTTATTTCAAAAGAAATAGCCATGAGACTATGCGTATCAACAAGAACAGTGGAAAGAAGAATTTTTGATATTAAACAGAAAGTAAAAAAGTTAGAAGGTGAGTTAAACGGGAAATCTTTCAAATAGTGAGTTGTTGAATATTGCCATCGAAAATGGTATTATCAACATAGACACCATTCAGAAAAAAATTGAAATGAACGAAAGGAAAAAATTTATTGAAAAACACACTTACAGCATTTGGCAAGGAAAAGATGGAAAGTTTTACACATATTTGCCAGATGAAGATAATAAGAGAGGAAAGAGACTTGTAAAGAGAACATCTGAAAAAGCAATTGAAGATGAAATAGTAAAGTTCTATAAAGCTAAGGAGGATGAACCTACAGTTATTCAGGTATATTCTAATTGGATTTCTGAAAAACTTGAATATGGTGAAATAACAAGACAGACAAAGGACAAGTACGAGACAAATTTTAAAAGATTTTTTGAAAATAAGTATTTGCCGATTGCAAATAGAAAAATCCGGTACATTGATGAAGAAATATTGGAATCATTCATAAAAACAGCTATTTCAAAACTGGAACTTACGCAAAAAGCTTATTCTGATATGCGGATATTGATTAACGGAATTTTCAAATATGCAAAGAAAAAACATTATACCAGCCTGAGCATAACCAGTTTTATGGGTGATTTGGAAATTTCGGAAAAGTCATTTAAAAAGAACCATAAGTCAGACTGCGAATTGGTATTTTCTAAGGATGAGGAACTTTTAATTGAACGATTTGTAATGGAAGATGAGCCTACATTGATAGAACTTGGCATTATTTTGGCATTTAAAACAGGATTGAGAGTTGGGGAAATATCTACCCTCTCATGGTCTGATGTCGGAGAAAATAAGATACATATATCAAAGACAGAAATAAGATATAGAGATGATAATGGCAAATATGTATTTGATGTTCAAAATTTTCCTAAAAGTGATGCCGGGTTTAGAGATGTTATAATTACCGCAGATACCAAAGAACTTATGAGAAAAATAAAAATGCTCAATCCATTTGGGCAATATATTTTTATGAAAAACGGTAAACGAATAAAAGGTCAGGCATTTACAAGGCGGCTATATGTGATATGTGATAGAATAGGAATTGGTGAACGTTCAATTCACAAGGCAAGAAAGACATATGCAACAAAGTTGATAGATGGAAATGTTCCAGAATCGGTAATAAAAACACAAATGGGGCATACAGATATCAGAACAACTCTCGATCATTACTATTTTAATAACAAGACAGAGAGTGAAATGCAGGAATATATTGCAAAAGCATTATCAATGTAAAAGGTAACACGAGGTAACACCTTTGGAGATAAAGAAATTCAGTATTTATGCGGGTTTGAGAGAATTGATACCGAGTTCGAATCTCCCTTCCGCTACTATTTTTTAAAAATTGAAAACCTTGTGAAGCCTTGATTTTACTGGAAGAAAGGAGATTCTGAATGGTGTCTTTTCTGAAAGTCAAAATCAAAGGTAACACCAAAGGTAACACGAACAAATGTACGGACGCTTGATGCGTTCTTTTTTATTGCAATTTTGGCGGTAATGCGGCGGGAAACAGGCGTTATTTAGACGGTATTCTGGCGGTTTTACTGTCTTTTTTTATGCCACAATATAAGCAAAGGGAGGGATGATAATGTTTTCTGACGATGTTCTTGAGAAAATTTTTGCCAGAAAAGAATTGCAATCATTAGATTTGTCAACGCAGTCATCTATCATTCACGCAATCGAGGATGTTTTGGAGGAGGTTGAAGAAAATGAACATGAACGGAGTTTATCCGGCACCGGGCTATAGTCAGCAAATTCCTTATCAGGCATCATATGGGTATAATCCATATGGTAATCAGCAAAGAATTGAACAGCCGCAAAATTATTTTCAACCGGCGCAAACACAACAAATTCAGCAGCCACAAATGACGCCTATTGGAATAAATGGGAAAATTGTGCCTTCTGTTGAAAATATTACTGCAAACGATGTGCCGATGGATGGAAGCGTGGCGTTTTTCCCAAAGCAGGATATGTCGGAAATATACGCCAAAAGCTGGAACGCAGATGGTACAATTCGTACAATCGTTTTTAAGCCGGTTTTAAATGATATGACTAACAATTTATCGCATGAACCAGAAAAAATGAAATTTGACCTATCAGACGAGTGCACAGGTGCATTTATGCAGAAGTTTGATGAACTTTTTGGGAAGATTGAACAGATAGAAAACCGATTAGATAAAATTCCAAGCAGTCAAAGAAAAACTTCACAGGTAAAAAAGGAGAGTGATCCAGAATGAATCCGGCACAATTATTGTTAAATCAAATGATGAATTCTCCGCAGGTTCAAAACAATCCTATGGCAAAAAATGCCATGCAAATGTATCAAAGCGGAGATACAGGTGGACTTAAGACAATGGCAGAGAATCTCTGTAAAGAAAGAGGAATTACGGTAGATGAAGCAAAACAGAAAATTATGAGCATGTTTAATCATTAGTACATTTTGGGGTGCGCGCAAAATAACCGGTTATCCCATTTGTAAATAGATCAGATGGAGGTAAACAAAATGTTTAATGGAAATGCAATGCCTAGTCTTGCTGATATTGCAGCAGTGACAGGAAACGGAAGAAACAATGATGGTATGTGGGGCGGCGATGGCTGGTGGGCTATCATTATCTTCGCAATGATCTTTGGCTGGGGCGGCTTTGGCGGCAATAGCTGGGGAGGAAACGGAGGTATGGGTTCAACAGCAGCATACACTGACTCCGCAATTCAGCGTGGATTTGACACACAGGCTATCATCGGGAAATTAGACGGCATCACAAATGGTCTTTGCGATGGATTTTACGCACAGAACACGGCTATCATGAACGGTTTCCACGGCGTAGATAATGCAATCTGCAACCTTGGCTACCAGACACAGCAGGGATTTAATACCACAAATGTGACACTTATGCAGGCGCAGAATGCTTTGCAGTCCCAGTTGGCTAATTGCTGCTGCGAGACAAGGGAAGCTATCCAGGGTGTGAACTACAATATGGCGCAGAACACTTGCGCATTACAGAACACCATGAACAGCAACACCAGAGACATTATCGACAGCCAGCAGGCAGGAACAAGGGCAATCCTTGATTACCTGTGTCAGGAAAAGATTTCTTCCTTACAGGCAGAAAATAATGACTTAAGAAGAGCCGCATCACAGGATCGCCAGTCTGCATTGCTCACTACCGCAATGTCAGCGCAGACACAGCAGATCATCAACGCTGTAAATCCGGCTGCAATCCCGGCATATGTTGTTCCAAATCCTAACGCTTATGCGTATGGCTGTGGATGCAACACAGGATGTAGCTGCTAAAAGTAGCTGCTACACAAAATTGAATAATTGAGTATCTTAATTGAGTTTAACTCGATTATGTCTGCTGTGCAGTATTGCTTATAAACACAAAGGGCAGACTATAATGTTTGCCCTTATTTTTGAAAGAGAGGTAAATAATTATGGCAGAATTTACAGGAATTGCAATTCAAACTGTTGCGCAGGGAGAAGATGTGGCATTTACAGAAACTCCGGCAAGCGCAACAAAATGTATTGTTCATAGACAGGGAAGCGGCATTGTTAAATTGAGAGGACTTACAAATCAGTGCCGGGCAAGATTTTTGGTATCTTATTCTGGAAACATTCAAATTCCTACCGGTGGAACAGTTGAAGCTATTTCACTGGCTATTGCAATTGACGGAGAACCGTTGCAGTCAACTCGAATGATTGTTACACCGGCGGCAGTTGAAAACTTCTTTAACGTTTCGGCGCAGGCATATGTGGACGTTCCTCGCGGTTGTTGTGTTACGGTAGCGGTACAGAATACGTCTACGCAGTCAATCGAAGTTCAGAACAGCAATTTAATTGCAGTCCGGGAAGCGTAAGGAGGGCGGTTTTATGGATATTAAGAGAATGCACGAAATGATCGAAAAACTGTCTGAAAGCGCAGAGTGTGAGTTTGCAAAAGGTATCGAATGTGTAGATACAGAAGAGATGGGAAAAGTCACGGACATGCTTAAAGACCTTGCGGAAGCCATGTATTACCGGACGCTTACAAAATCAATGGACGAATCAGACCCAGAGCAGGTTCTTGATATGTTTGAGCGTTACGGAGACGGCAGACGGTATTATGACCGTTACCGGTATGCAGACGGAAGATTTGCGCCAAAGGGAAGAGGAACGCGGAGAGGATATGACGAACCTCCGTACTGGCACATGACACCAGAAATGTACCGGGAAATGGAACAAGACCGTGATATGGATCGTCACTCTGGCAGAATGTATTACACAGAACCTAAAATGGTATCAGATGGTGGAATGCGTGATCGCAGAGAGGGCAAAAGCGGAATGAGCCGCAGAAGCTACATGGAAAGCAAAGAGCTTCACAAAGGCAATACGCCAGAAGACAAGGATGCAAAGATGCATGACCTTGAAAGATACATGAAAGAGCTTTCGGAGGATATGGCGGAGCTTATCTCTGACATGACACCGGAAGAGCGCACGATGACAAAGAGCAAGCTGTCAACGCTTGTTTCCAAAATGTAATGGCAGGGGCAGAAATGCCCCTGTTTGTTTGGAGGGAAAATGTTTTTTATAAATGGTATTGAATGGAAAATAGAATTTGTTCACGGCGCAAGTCATAAATTAATGCGCTCTGATGGCTCTATTAGCCTTGCTGTGACTGATTGGAATGATAGGATAATATATGTTTCGGATAAACCAGAAAATGGCTATTTGCGAAAAATACTGGCTCATGAACTTTGTCATTGTTTTTGCTTTTCCTATAACATTCATATGCCGATTGAGCAGGAAGAGTATCTTGCGGACTGGATCAGCCTGTACGGTACTGATTTGATTTATCTTTTGGATGATCTGATGTCAAACATTGATTGGAGGGCAGCATAGTGGACAAAATAGATGAATTGCTGCGGTATATTCACAGAACAAACCCGGAAATGACAAGGGAAAAGCTGATAAATGAACTAAGCAGAAGTGATTACGCCGCACGTTCTTTGCTTTTCACAAAAGAAGTTGTTTGTCAAGAAGAAAAATAGTAAAATGTTTTTGGGGTGATAGTATTGTACAATGGATGTCATACATCTTTTGATGTTATGAAAGAATATATGATCTATGGAGCGGAGCTTGATGAAAAATATCAGATCCCGATTGTCCCGGCATGCAGCTTGGATTATTTGCCGGAGGACTCCATAGATTTTGGAGAGAGCTTTTCACAAAAGATAAAAGGGCATAGAAAATTAAATGTGAATTTTTATATTGACGATTCAAAGTTTCAAAGACTGTGGAATAACCCGGATAAATACATGGAACACTTGAAGTGTTTCCATTCGGTCTGTATGCCGGATTTTAGTATTGCTACAGGCGATTGTGGTATGCCGTTTGCTTTGAATCTATATAACGTGTACCGGAACCATGCGCTTGCACATTATATGCTGCTGAACGGGATCCGCGTTATACCGTCCGTAGGCATCCCGGACAAAGATAATTATGATCTTTGTTTTGCCGGGTACAGTAAGGGTGGTGTGATCGCTGTATGCACAAATGGAAGAGTGCGGGCAAAGGCAGCTCAGATTGAGTTTTGCGAGGGATTCAAAGTAATGACAGACAGGCTGCAACCGCATACAGTGTTGATCGTCGGGAAGATACCGGATGAATTGAACACAGATGTAAAGATTGTAAATTACAAATCACGAAATCAGAAAGTGAATGAGGAATTTTCGAATGGGAACAAGAACAACGAAATCGCAGAAAAAGCAGAAACAGACCGAGAGCCAGAGAAAGAGAAGAGAGCGAATTAGTCAAATTTCACAAGTTGCGAAATGACGCATAATATTTTACTGTGCATATTGTCTTTTCACAGTTGGAATCTCATTTTTCAACTTTTGAATTTTTTTCTTCTTGGAAAACGGCTCGATTTTGAGATCAGAAATCAGAATTTTCACACCCCGGCGGGCTGCCGGGATAGTGCATATCGCTGTGATCAGCAGGCCGGCATTGTCTGACATGCTGCCGGATGCCAACGCGGCAAGATGAACACAGTGTTTACAGGCTTGCAACGTCGTAAAAACGATTTACAGACGTTTCGTGTTGTAAATATATAAAAGCACTGCATAGCCTTGTACAAGCCTTAAAATGGATTATGCGCATTCTCTTAAACGCATTATATGACTGGGCGTATATCTTGTCAAGTTGCAATATATCCGGACACTGGAAAAAGCCGGGATGATTCCGGCTTAAAATTCCTCTATTTCCGCAGCATTCTGTTCCCATTCGGGAAGCGTTTTGAAAACTTCCCAAGCATCGGAAAACGTTTCAAAGTCTGTCCCTATTCCATCGTTCCTAAAAAATCCATCGTCTACACTGTAAACGCTTCCCCTGTATATGATTTGAAAAACTGTCTGTGCTCCGTTCGGATAAGTCATTTGTAAATCCTCCTAAAAAAATAATATTCCCTTACGGGTAGAACCGCCGCCGGCAGTGGTTCCGGCGTGCATCCTCTGCGGCGGTTTCGACTTAGTTGTAAAGCATTTCTTGCATGATCTGGTGGCGTTCTGCTTCGGATTTCTTCCGGTGCATTTCTCTAAAATCCTTTTCAGCTTTCGCCTGCGCTTCCCTCTTGGTATATCCTCTACCTCTCCAAAGGTCATATAATTGTTCTAACGTCCAATCCTTCATGTTTTCCCTTTCTAGTCTGCCTCATCAGAGCCGGGAGACCATCCCGCGGCTGACGCTCCAAGGTGGAGCGTTTCGGCTAATCTGCTAAAATCTGTCTTGCAGTATTAAAAACATAAAGTCTGTTATGTGAATGATGTTTAAAATCTCCATTACCAGCGATTAAACGCCCGATCTTTTCATATTTCAGACTTAAAACTATCAGATATTTTTCTAACAGTTCATCCGGGCATTTTAAACATTCTATAGCGTTTTGGATTTCGCTTTTCTTACTATTCCAGGCAATACCGTCAATATGCACCTGTTTTTCTTCTTCGAGCTCTTGAAATTCTTTCATAAGTTCAGTTTTTTCATAAAATCAACCATCCTTTCATTTTCCTATAGATACAGTTCCATAAGTCCCACATTTTTATTTTCAACTAAGACAACGCCTGGGCGGACAACGGAAACATAGTGTTTTACAACGTTCTCGATTCGCTCGTTGCTGTAATACGGTGCCAACTTTTGGCGTGTGTATTCTTTCGCTTCTTCAAGTGCCATCATCTTCATATAATCAACCATCCTTTCGTTTTATGCCCTGTCTCATCGGTGCAGGTGGGGCAGTTCCCGCAGACCGCCACGCGGCGGTTTCGACTAAATATTTTTGGCTATCTCTTCTAGCAATTCCGTTTTGGTTTTCAAGTCTTTTGTATTTTTTAACAATTCTTTTATTTGCTCCGGAAGATTTAACAATCTTGCATGACCGATTTTATCAATCGCAACTTGGTATCTTTTTTCTAATGCTGTCATCATATTTCATCATAACCTTTCTATATGTGTTGGTCTGCCATCGTCAGAGCCGCGGCGACCGGTCCGCAGCTGACGCTCCAGATCGGAGCGTTTCGGCTTAATATTTTATATACAAGCGGTTCTCATCTTCATAAACGATAGAGCCGCCAACATATATGACTGTTTTCTCTGCCATCCCCGGAAAATCGCCCGGCATCGTTATCTCAACGCCGTTTTCGGTGGTTTCAATTTTTATTGCTCTTCCCAAATATTCCCCGTCTGGTGTAAATACTTTTTTCATGTTCATGCCTCCCGTTATTTAAAGATTTTTTTTAACATGTTTCTTGCTGCTTCATAATCATTTACTTTCTTTTCAATGTATCCAGCAGCGGCGGCACCGTTTCGATCGGCAACCATTTGAAAAACCTTTTCCTGATCTGCTGGATGAAGTTTTGCGATCTCTTCAATTCCTTTTGTAAAATCCTTTATTTTTTTATCTGCCATTTTGCTTACCTCCGTTCTTTGTTTTCCTGTTGAGATTATAATACACGATAATAGACTAAATAGCAATTGACAAAATACACAATAATAGACGGAATAAAACAATGGTTTGTTGTGCAACATGATACATGAAAATAGACGTTGACATGATATGAAAAATCTATTATCATATATAAAAAGAAAAGAGGTGTAAAGATGGCTAACTATGGAGATAATGGAAGAATAGACTTTTCTAGGCTGTGGCAGATTATGGATAAGAAGGAACTTAATAAGCAGTGGTTAAAAAATAATGGAATACATTCTAACACTGTGGCAAAATTGACAAAGAATGAAAATGTGACTTGCGAAGTTATATGTAATTTATGCAAACTTTTAAATTGTCAACCAGGGGACATCATGGAATATAAAAGAGGGTGATTGTTTGAAAAAGAATATTGTTTATCCAGAAAATAGAAATGGTGGTATATATGCCATAATAAATAAAGATAATGGAAGAATTTACATTGGAGAAACAGAGAACTTGAGAAAAAGAGCAAAAGCACATGTGAATTTATTAAAAGCTGGAAATCATTACTGTAAAGACCTTCAGGAAGATTATGACAATAATTTTAAAATTGAAATTATTGAATTATTAGAAATTCCCGGGCAATGTAAAAGTGAAGAAAGACTTTGCGCCGAAGATTATTATATAGCTTGCTTGCAGCAGAAAGGAGTAAACCTGTATAACAGTACAAGGGATAAAAATTGCAAGGAGAATTTTTTTGTTTTATCATGTAGAATAGATAAAAGAATAACTGATATTATAAAAAATATAAATACATGAAAATAGACTATTGACAAATACATGATAATAGTCTATTATAATATTGTCGAAAGGCAATGAACCAGTACACAGGAGGGAACGGATATGAGATTTGACGCCAATATGTTAAAAAACAGATACCAGACATGCAGATCATACCTTGAAAAAAGATGTGAGGCATTGCCGGGACAGATTGAAAAGAAATTTAAAAATGTGTCCTGTTATCATGAAGCATCCAGATGTTACGGCATGAGCAATTATATCAATGTCGAAA